ATGCGCCTATTGACTCTGACAATCGTTGCGACATTTCTGGCTTTACCTGCCGCCGCCCAGGTCTATCAATGCAAGGATGTTTCTGGAAAACTGATTTTTTCAGACAGCCCCTGCAGCAGCGACCAATCCGGCGCACTGATACAGCGCAAAAAATCGGACGATGAAATCTACCGCGAACGGGCCGAGGCCGCAGAGGCCAATGAGCGAAAGCAGCAGCGCCAGATGAACGAAATGCAGCAGCGCCAGATCGAGAGCCAGCAGCGCGTCATCGAACAGCAGGCCCGCAAGGCGAATGCTCCTGCACCGGAGCAGCTCGGCGCATCCTCCCAGTGCAAGGAGGCGCGCAAGGAGCTGGAATTCGTATCCAGCATTCGCACCCTTTCCCTGGATGAAAAACGGATACGCACCAATGCAGCAATCACCAGCGTCAATGCTGCATGCGGCTCCAATACGCCGCTGATGCAGGAACCACCGAAGCCGGTTTTCACACCGCGGGCGGCCCAGCCTGTTCCTCTATCCAGTTGCAATGGTGCACTTTGCTACGACAGCAATGGCGGAATCTACAACCGCAACGGCCAATTCATCAGTGACAGTCAAGGGCGGAGCTGCCGAATACTGGGTGGAACCATGATTGAGTGCGACTGAGCGCGGTCCATCACACTCTCGGCCTTCACCGGCTTCGCCGGCAGGTGGCAACCCCCAAGTCCCGTCCGACCAGGGGTCCGCAAGGCGTTGCAGGGTGTAATTCGCTGATACAGCTGCGCGGGCGACAGAGCGTGCCAGTGATCGGCTTCACCTGCCAGGGCTTGCTGGCATCTGCGCGGCTTGTGTAACCATGGCTGCGCGATCTGGCGCGGGCCGAAGCCTTCAGCCTCAAGCCCGGGGCTGGTTGAACGACAATGTGACCGTCGGGCCTCGGGGCCCTGGCTGCGCAAGCGTCACACAATAGTCAGGCAGGCCGATTCAGGTAGGCGTTGATGATGCCCAGGGCAAAGCGCAAAAGCGGATCAGAACATTTGCCGACAACCTCTTGCGCGGCAACCCGGAGATAAATCAAAGGCTTATGAGAGATTCACAGGCAATGAACATCATCATTCTTGAAGAAACCTTCTCCCTCTGATTGTCAGGATATTCTCCAAAAGCTACACCAGAACCTACACCGTATTCGGCGGGAAGCGGGTTCTGCTTCTGCTTATTCCTCAGCCTTTAGAGCGAGCAGTTGCTCAGCCGGCAGAAGCGCCTCCTCCTCCGGCTTTTCCGCTCCGCTCTGAAGTACGCCAAGCGGCGGCAGCTTGATCAGTGCGTCGGCCTGGTCCGGCGTGCCGTGCAGCCATGCATCCCAGTCGCCAGGCTCCAGCGTCACGACCCCGCGCTTTTCTTTTCCCGGCCGGTGCATCAGCGAAAGCACTGGGTGCCCGTCAGCAGGCTGCGTGATCATCGTGTAGTTCGGCACCAGCTCGCCCGTCTCCGGGTCCGTCCATTCGCTGTACAGGCCGGCCAGGGCCGCTGGTTGCCCGTCCGCGCGCCGGAACGACCACCACACATTGCGTGAGCCCAGGCCCCAGTACGGTTCCACCCAGCTCTCCACTGGAATCAAGCAGCGCTGTCCGGCGCGCCAGGCAGGGGCATAGGTCCACGACCTAGCCAGAGTCTCGCGCCTGGCGTTGTTGGTCGACATCGGCCGGCCCTCGGCTGTCACGGGCCGGCGCGTCTTTGATGATCGCGGGATCATGCCCCATTGCCCGATCTCCAGCACGCCGCCTGCAGTGATGTATGGACCCAGGGCCAGCGGCGTGACATGCGGCTTCCACCAGCGTGGTGGGTTCTGCGATCCCACGCGCCACATGCGCTCGATCTCGGTCTCTCGTGGGGTGTTGTAGCGATTACAGATAGCGGCCTCCGTTGGTAATGACCCAAACTACTGCCCTTCCCATCCTCACTCTCTACATCTCTGACATCTGACCATGACAAGCGAAGCTCTCACTGACATCCAATTGCGATCTTTGCTGAAGTACGACCCAGATACTGGCCAATTTGAGCGCCTTGTTCGCATGGGGCGCTACCAGGCCGGGACACAGGTGGGGGCAAAGATGCGAAGCGGCTACATCGCAATCCGCATCAACTTCAAGCTGTACTACGCCCATCGCTTGGCATGGCTCTACGTTCATGGGGCTTGGCCGCCCGATCAAGTCGACCACATCAATGGAGCCCGGGATGACAACAGGATCGCCAACCTTCGTTTGGCGGATCGCTTTCGCAACACTCAAAACCTTCGCTCAGCCAAGGCGGGCAACAAGTCTGGACTGCTCGGCGTCTCCCCTCACCAAAACAGGTGGCGAGCTTTTCTCCATGTGCATGGCAAGACGCATCACCTCGGCCTGTACGACACCCCGGAAGAGGCTCACGCAGCCTACGTCGAAGCGAAGCGATCGATGCACGAGGGGAACACTTTGTAGAAGTGCACGCTGACTTACGCATAGTATTACTGTATATTTATACAGTCATGAAAGTCAAAGTCACCATCCTCCGCGAGGCAGGCGCGCGCAGCTATCACCGCGGCCCGCTGCAGTACATCAAGGGCGAGCTGGACCTGCTGCACGCACCCGTGCCTGGCGAGAAGCGGACCGTTCCCGTGCTGCGCATCCTCGGAGACGACGGCAAGAACCAACTGTTCGAGCCGCGGCTGATCTACGCGTGCGCGGGCAAAATGAAGTTCAGCGGGCTGGAGCACTGTGACCACGCATGGCACGCGCAGGAGTGGTCCTGCGAGTTCGATTACTGATGGAGTTCGTCATGCTCAAGTACGAAGAATTTCCGACGCTGCTCACCTACCCGAAATGGCTGGACTGGCCAACACAGCAGGTGCTGCCAGGGGTGCCTGAGGACTATCGCATCGAGCAAATCCACAGCGACTGGTTCGTCGTCTGGGGTCCGGATGACGACCGCGTGTACAGCGGCTGTGGCCCGGTCTCCGTTGACCGGTCGCCTGCCCCTTTCTGAAGCCCGCCATGCATAACCAAAACCAGATCGAACGCGGCGTAATCGCAAAAGTGCGAGGCGAAGAGATGTCTGCAGCTCAGCGGGCGCTGCCGCCCCCTACGCGGGACCAACCTCAGTACATCACCAGCGAGATCAACACCCTGCTTGCCGGGCGCGTGCGCATCACATTCGAGCTGCAGATGTATGGCCACGGGCGCCACCGCTTCTGGCATTGGGTCGGCAAGGGAGCGGTGCAACTGGAGCAGCCCGCTGGCTGAGCCACATGGACTCGATCATCTGGGGCGGCGTGCCGACAGTGCCGGGTTGGTACGCGGTCGTGGTGGACTATGGCTGCCTGCCCTTCCCTGCTGCACGGCGCTGGGATGGCGGCGCCTGGGACGACGAGCGAGGCATCCGTGCGTTCGACGGGCCGCACGCAGACGCGGCGGCGGCGCTGGACTGGGCCATGGAGCGCTGCCCAGAGGATTGACAGGTCCGACTACTGCTGTTTCTGCACGCTAATGGATCCGTCGGCCTCCAGAAACATGCAGCGGATTTCTGATTCCTCGCAGTCTGCCTCGCGCAGCGCCTTCTCAATATCGTTGCGTGATACCCGGTGGCTTTTGCGCGCACCCTCGAAGATCGTTCCATCCCGTCCCAGCAGCACCGCCTCGCCCTCCAGCAGCTTTTCTGCACCGCGCCAGCGTGCCGTCACGAAACCCACGGCCGTATTCAACGCAATGAGGATCACGCACACCAGCAGCCCCCCAGGCAGGGACTGATCAGACCCTGTCATTGAGGGCCCCGCCGCCTCGCTCACCAACATCACCACCAGCAGATCGAAAGGCGTGAACTGGCCCACGGTACGCCGCCCCGTTATACGCATCATCAACAGCAGCAGGGCATAGACCGCCAGCGCGCGTACGGCCAACTCAAACGGATGGATGTCCAGGTTCCACATACCAACGCCCCTTCAATTCCGCCCCGCCCAGGGGCTACGCGACGAAGCGCGCACTGAACACTTGAAGGCCTGCCTCAACTGCTGCAATGCCTGCTGCCGCCGCGCAGGCGTCTCGGCCGCCGTGCAATCGCTGGGCACCCAGACCTCGTAGCCCGACATGCGTGCATCCGTAGCCGTGAGCATGACGCACATGTCCGCCGCAAACCCCACGATGACCAGCCTGCGCGCATTCATTCTGCCCAGCAGATGCAGCAGCGGCGTGGAGTGAAAGGCCGAATGCTGGGGCTTGAGAATCACCAGATCCTCCGCATCGGGCGCAAGCAGCCGAGCGATCTCGCCACGCTCGCCAGCCAAACCCTGGCAGGCGGCCAGAATGTCGCTGAACTCGCTGTGCCAGGTGCCGTAGTTGTCGTTGGCGTAGATCGTAGCCACGCCCTTTTCACGAAGCCTGGCCTTGAGCCGGACAATGCGCCGGGCAGCCCGTACCGCTTCCTGTAGCAAAGGCCCGGCATTGGGAAATTGAAGCGGGTTGATGACATCCACCAGCAACAGCACCTCCGCGCTGTGAGGCACTTGCGTGGGTTCTAACCACCTCGTCTTGGGCATCACAGCATGGATTCGCGTTGCTGCTCCGCTCGAGATGCGCCGATGGCAGTTTCGACCTGCTTGACCTCTTCAGGGGGAGGCAGGACTGCTGGCATACCCAAGCTCTGGATCCACAGCTCGCGGCACCACCCCTTGGTGTGATACAGGTGATGGTCTTCGTCCTTTTCCACTCGAGCGTGGGCCTCCTTGAGGACCTTGCCCGTTTCACCTGTAGCCACCTCCGCGACCTTGCCCAAGAGCTCCCAGTTGGCGTGGTCCTTGGTCTCAGCGTGGACCACGCACTCGCACGCCACGAGTTGCGCTGCGGCTGCATTACCCCCCCTGAGAGCCAACTCCATCGCCTTCACCAGCGATGAGCCTATGTGCTTCACAACGTCACGGGAAGGCGAAGCTTCGTCCGGGTTGACCCCCAACAGTTCACAGGTAGTGCGCACCACGTTCTGGTGGCTGAGCGTCTCTTCGAGATACTCTTCCCATTCCTTTTTAAGGTCATCGTTCAGGGCACAGGTCAGAGCAGTTCTATACACCTGCTCACCTCCCAGTTCCGTTTCCATCATCTGCAGCAACAAATCTTTGAGTTGAGAATGGTCATATCGTGGTTTAGCCATTTGCCTACTCCGGTTTACAGTTGCGGTCCGGCGATGGTCGGCCAACCTTGGCGCTTGGCGCGTAAGCAGCCACTGAAGGGTATGTAGTGCTTCTCGAAAGTTACGTGTACGTCCAAGACCGTCAAAGAATGACGGGCGGGCGGCACAATGGCTGCATGAGATTCATCGTGCTACTGATCATCGCTGCAGCCCTGTTCTACGGAGCGTCTCGGATTTCCCACATACAGATCGGTGAGCGCGCTACAGGCGGCTACGACGGCGCATCAAAGACGCCGCAGCAACGGGTAATCCAGGCCGAGAAAGAGGCCCGAGAGGCTGCCGAGGCCGCGCGGGCAGCGGCGCTGCGGCAAGCCGAGTAAGGCCAACAGTGGGGGCACAATGCCGCCCATGACAATCGATCCCACCAACCCAAAGCACACCGTCCACCAGCGCGTCGTCGCCGGCTTCATGGGACATTGGAAGGCCCACGGCAGCGACAAGTATCCCCAGCGCTTCCGCCTGCCGCCCGAGGAGCTTTATCACTTGGATCACGTCATGCACAAAGGCGAGCACCCAGGGATCATGTGGGGCGTGCCGCTCGAAGCCGACCCCACGACCCGGGGCGAGATGGTCGCAATCGACGGCACGGTCGTGTCAATAGCGCCGGCTGACCCGGCGCCTGCGACTTAGGCGGAAGCCGCCAGCTTGTCGCGCAGCCGGAAGCCCAGCAGCGGCCAGATCTTCTGCACTGCGTTCGCGCGCGCGATGCAGCGGCCGATGGCGGCGTCGAAGTTCTCGGGGCTGGCGCACGCGCTTTCGCCTGTCACAGTGAAGCCGTTGCGCAGGCGGAGCACGCAGAAGGTCAACAGGCCCAAGTTCCCGGGGATATCACCGAAGTCCAGCGGATTCTGTGCGTCGGGATGGCGCGCGCCCTGCTCCGCTGTGAAGTAATGCTCGCCGACGATCTCCCGCTGGATGTCATCCGGCGTGACACGCGATGGCCCGCAGTCTGCATAGTCTGCAGATGTAGGCGCCCAGCCCTGCGCCGCGCCAGCCTCGGCGATGCATTCGCGGGAGTGGCGGCCATCGGTAGCACCGCAGTTGGCGCCTTTGCATTTGCACGGACCGGCCGGCATGGCGGGCTCGTTGTGCACGGCGCAGTCTGAGGCATGGCTGCAGCCATTGCTGCCGCAGGTGTGTTGTGTCATGGGTGGCTCTCTGTGATGGTGCCTGCGGCCGGCAGGCTCGGGGAAACGGGGCGGCGGCAGTTGGCCAGGGCCGCGGCCAGCTTGATCTCGTAGGCCTCGCGCCGCTCGATCTCGGCCAGGGCGGCCTGGGTGAACTGGTCCACCGTGGCGCCGGGGCGCAACTGCTCGGTGGTCATAACCGGGCGCTCTGGCACCGGCTCGTCGCATGCCACGGGCACGGGCACATTCACGCGCTGCAGCTCGACGCGCGCCGGTGGCGCCTGGCAGCCGGCCAGGGCCAGCAGGGAGGCCAGCACCGCGAATTGACGAATTGAGCAATTTGTCAATTTCACGGCTTCGCCCTCCCCTGCAGCCAGTTGTCCACCCGGTGCTGGGCGCTCGTGAAGGCATCGCCGGGCACTGCCGGCGGCGCGGCCAGGATCTCGTCGGCGCGCAGCTCGTGCTTCCTGGCCTGTGTGGCGGCGCTGGTTCGCGCGGCCTCGCCCTCTTTCTTGCGCCGGTCGGCCAGCTCGCGCAGGTCATCGACTGCATCGCTGCAGGCGGCGGCCAGGTCGCGGGCGCCGTCCCGCTGCTGGGTCATTTCGCCCACGCTGGCGCGCGCAGCGGTGGCGGCGTCACGCTGGCCCAGGTAGGCCCTGGTCAGCAGCACGTTGCCAAGCAGGCTCACCAGCAGCGCGAGGACAGCGGCCGCGAGCAGTTTCGGTGTGATCCCGATCACCGCCCGCCCCTCCACCAGTACCACCACATTGCGATCCAGATCGGGCTCACGGCTGGGCCTCCATGCACGCGGCGTGCCGCGCCTGTTGACGGGTCCAGACGCCGCGGCAAACCTTGTTGCCGGGCGTGCTGCAGTCGTAGCGCCACCGCGTCGGCCGCCCGCCCGCGCCCCACTGGTAGGCGGTGTAGCCCTGCAGGGGCTGGGCACTGGTCATGAAGCGGTATGCCAGGTAGGCCTGGCAGGCGCCGGCATATTCGCCGGCCCGCATTCTGGCCAGCATCGAGGAGCCGCGCCAGGCCCCGCAGCCGTACTGGCCCGCGAAGTCCACGGCCTGGGCAAACTCGACTTGGTGCACCAGCGTGTCGCCCAGCGAATCGCGCACGCAAGCCCCGTACTGCTGCTCCAGCAGGTTGATGGCCAGTTCGCGCGCCCGTTCGCGTGTGATGGGTGGGTCGGCCAGGGTCACGCGTGTGCCGTCCTCGTAGCGCGTGGCGCCGTGGCCGATGGTGGGCACGTCGCCGCGAACTGGGATGATCGGATCCGCGCTGAACCCTTCGGCTGCGATCCAGGAGGCCAGGATGGCGGCGCCGATGCCCAAGCCTGCGGCAGAAACGCGGCCGGCGTTCATTCGTCCACCTCGAGCACGCCCAAATCTGTGTCGTAGTGCTGCGCCGGAGCGCCTGTGGCTCGCATCAGGTCCATGCGCAATTGCCGCTCGGCATCCCTGCGCAGAAACTCCCGTTCCCTGCGGGCGTCGTCAGCGCGCCGAAGCTTGGCGGCCTCACGCTTATAGAACCAGGTGATCAACAGGCCGATGATTGCCACCAGAGCCCCAACGTAGGCCGCGAGGTCTGCTGCAGACATCTTGCCGGCCACGGCGACAGATCCACCAAGGATCGTCGCCTTGTTTCCTGCCGCGCCAATGGCTTCGAGGGTTTCAGTTTTCATGCCCCGATGATTCCGGGGCCGGGCCTTTTCGGCGAACCCTACACGGGGGCCGCAGGCCAGCCGGCCGCGACATCGATCTGGGACAGCGCTACAGCATCGTCCGCCGCCGCATCGATCTGGTCTTGGATGCGCTGTCGGGTGCCCGTCAGCAGGCCGTGAACTTGGCGGTATGCGTCATCCTTGGCCCGAATGCGCTCGGCCAGCACCAGGCGGTCCAGCCCGCGCGCCAGCGCTGCGGCGTCGATCCAGGGCGTGGCCGCTGCTGGGTCGGATTCAAGCGCCCTCGCCTCCTCCGTCTGCACTGGCCAACTCTCGCGCTCGCTCAGGGGGTAGCCGGCTGCGATGACTTGCATGCGGCGCCGGTACTCAGCAGCCAAGGCTTGGCGTAGTCCGGCAGCGATCTCAGCAGCAGGCCGCAGCTCGGCGGGTAGCGGGACACCGCCGGCCGCGAGCCAGGCCTTGTACGCCAGGAAATCTGGATTCCGATTCGGATATTCAACTGAATCGGCAGTTGGAACCGTGATGCGATCACCGCCACGCGAAAAATATACGTGTCCCTCGCCAGATAGCTGGTATGTCATAAATAGAGCCCGCCGGAATCCGTTGTGCCTGCAGAGTTACCTGGGAGGTAGTTCGCACCAGCGCCGTTGGTAAAGACAACAGAATTCGAAGCTACGGTATATCTCTTTCCGGTTGCAGTTCCGCTGATTGACGTGCTAAACATATTTAGCAACCCGAGCACGACGCAAGTAACAAAAGAGCCTGAAAAATTGACGGTACCGGAGAGCGTCAACGTTACCTGATTGCACTGGATTTCGGCCTTGACAATGTAGTAGTGATACGTTGCACCTCCGATGATCTTGTAGCTGCTCATGACACGGATGTACCCTTCGCAGCGGACATGTATGCTGCAAGTGCCGAACACCAGATTTCCGATCAAGACGATGGAGCCCGTCTTAATATAAAGACCGTTGCCTGTAGCTGTCAGGCGCAGGTCTTTGATGAAATATGTTCCGACGGTGCCATCATTTGTAGAAATCGCATCACCACCAGAAGAGATGATCACATTATCCGGGGAAGATGCATTGCCGGCAATTATCAACTGCCCACCGCCGACAAACGATTTCAATATCACTGATTGGCTATAAGTTCCATCGGCAATCTGTATAGTGACGTTAAACCCGCCGTTGTCCAGCGCACTTGCAATATCTACAGCTTTCTGGATAGTTGCGAATGCACCGCCCGCCGTATTGCTCAACCCAGTGTTGCTGTCGCTGCCATCTGTGCGGACGTAGTAGGTGCGCGCGGCGGTGAGCAGCTCGCGCACGCCGGGCAGCGTGTCGCCCGTGGGTAGCTCGCGGATGCTGCCGCTGACGTTGACCAGGGGACGCCGAGAAGCCATGGCGGATCAGGCCAGCACTACGGGCACGCCGCCCTCGAAGTTCACGGCGGTGGTGCTCACGGCCACGCCCAAGCGCTGCACCACGTTGCCCGATGCGCTGGGTGCCGTGGCGCCGCCCGTGCCCGCAGTGGTCTGCAGGAACACGGGTCCGGGGGTCTGAGCGGTGACCTGGGTGTTCGTGCCCTCGAAGTACACCGTAGCGTTGGCGCCGCTGGTGACGGCCGCCAGCACGAAGCCATGCGCCTCCTTGCCGGACGTTGTGGCGTCGGCCTTGCGGACCTTGGCGCCCGTGCTGTTCCACACGTTGACCCAGTCGCCGGCCGCGAGCGCCTCGCTGGCTGCGATGACGGCGGTGTCGGCGCCAATTCCCACGGGCATCATGCTGCTGTCGATGCGGCCCGAATCGTCCAGGGCCACGATGTCGCCCGCATTGGCCGCGCCGGCCGAGGTCTGGATGCCCAGCACCTCGGTGACCAAGTTGTTGACGAGGCGGAGAAATTTCTTGGCAGCCATGGCGGCCTCCTATGCAAGGGTGATTGGTGGGTTGATGTCGATGAGGACGCGGGTGGTGGATAGGGCCTGGCCGATGACCTGGGAGAAGAGCGCGCCAGTGGGCGGTGCCTGGGCGAGCTGGCCGGCCAGCCCGACAAGCACCGGGCCGGGTACCCAGGTCCAGCCGCTGTGCTCCAGCACAAAGCCGGTCTGCACCACGGCGTCGTCGCCGGGGCTGTAGGCGTCGGCCACCACGCCGAGGACGGCGCCACGGTGCGCGGGATTGGTCGCGTCGGCCGCGATGAGCTCACCCAGGGCGTTGCAGGCCACCACGCTGTGGCCGCTGATGGGGGATGGGCCGACCTTGACCGTGATGGCGTCGCCGGCTGGACCTGGCGGGCCCTGACGGCCAGGAGGCCCCTGCTGTCCCAGCTCAACGATCTCGGTTTCCTCGACCTGATCGACAAGCACCGAGTCCTGCGCCTCTTCCGCGAGGATTTCGGTCTCGTGCGCAACAAGCAAATCAGTCACGGGTGACCTCCGGGCTCACGCAGCAGGAGCCTTGGGCCAGGCGCGTGACCTCGCCGCCGGGGTGCACGATTTCCAGATCGAACACCCCGCCGCTCCAGGCGATGGTCGCCGTGGTGCCCGCATCGACCAGCAGATCCACCGTGCCGGCCGTGCCGCCCAAGGCAATTCGACTGTTCTCCGTGGTCAGTTCCAGCAGCGCGGCCGTAGACTCGACCTCCTCGCGCACCTGCATGCGGGCTGTGCAGCCTGTCAGGTCAATGGGGGTCTTGTCGGGGTTGAGCCAGCGCAGGCGCCGCCGGAACGTGGCGCCCTGGTAGATCGTGAAGTTGAGCTTGGCCGGCTTGGTCATGCCCAGCAGTGTCCCGGCCAGGGACTGCAGTAGCGAACCCTAGCCGGGGGCGCGGCTCGCGCTTACGGATTCAGGATGGAATCCCAGTCCGTCACATCGCGCTCGCTCCCGCTGTAGCTGCCGCTGGCGCGCACCTGGTTGTTCAGCGTGGTGATCATGTTGCCCAGGAAGTCCACGATCTCCTGGCCGTTGACCATCTTGAGCTTGGCCACGTCAACAGCCACGTCGCTGATCTGCAGGGCGTCGGCCGTGCTCTTGTAGTGCCGCTGGGCTGCTTCCTGGGCCAATTGCGCCAGTCGGGCGTTGAACTGGGCGGGCAGCGCGTAGCTGCGGTTGTAGCTGTCGATCACGGCGTCCTGATCGCTGATCCACAGGCCCCTGGCGCGCAGCTTGTCGCGGAAGGCCTGGGCGGTCTGCTGGTGCAGTTGCTTGATGCGGTCCATGCGCTGGTCCAGTTCGGCGCGCACCAGGCGCATCTTGGTCTCGCGCTCTTCGCGCAGGCGCGCGGCGTGGGTGGCCGCGATGGCATCGGCTGCTGCCCGGGTGCTTTCGGCGTGCAGGCGCGCGATGGCGTTGTGCGTGGCGCCCGGGGCGAAGCGGTGGCCGCTGGCGGCGGCGGCATCCAGCAGATCCCGCTCCCCGGCCCAGGCGTCCTTGCGCGCCAGCGCGAAAGCGGTGTCGCCGGCCACGCGGTCCACGCTCTCGATGTAGGTCGTGCCCACGGCAGAGGCCAGGGCCGACTGGATCCAGGCATCCGCATCGGCGCCAGCGTCCAGCAGACCCGGGAACAGGTCGTTGACCACGCTGCTGTAGCCGGTGAAGAACGTACCCACGGCCTGCTCGATGACCTGCGGCAGTTGGCCCACGACGGGGGCCGAGGCCTCGCCCGGGGCCGGGCCCAGGGCGGTCAGCACGGCCGACAGGCTGTTGCTGTGCTTGGCCTTGGCCACCTCGGGCTCGCCTGGGATGCCATTGATGATCTGGGTGATGGCCGGGCCGATCTTGGACTGCATCCGGCCTTCGGCGTCCGTGATCATCTTGCCGATCTTGTCGATGGCGGTGTAGACGATGGCGGCCGACAGGCCCTGCATTGCGATGCCGGTGGTGGCCATGCTTACTCCTCGGCGTTCACGGTGTTGGATTCGGTGGCCTGCGAGTTCACCGAAACGCCGGCACTGTTGAGCGCCGATGCGGAGCCGGTGGACAGGCGGCGCAGGCGCTTGACCTGCTGCTCTACGTTCAGGCCGATGACTTCCAGCGCGCGGTCGTTCATGGCCTTGACGGTGCGCTGCGAGGCGGCGCTGCCGTCCTGGTTGGCCAGGACCTGGGCGTCCCAGCGCTGCAGCTCGGCGCTGGCCACCTGCATCTGGGCAGCGAGGGCCTGGTCGTCGCGGCGCACGCGCGTCAGGTACTCGTTGTTGCGGCCGAACACGTCGTACATGATGTTCATGCGTCCGAACACGAAGTCCATGGCCGTGTCCAGCGCGGCATTGCGCAGGCGCGCCAGCTCGGTGACGGCGTCCACCAGCAGGCGGCGGCGCTCGGCTTCGCGGTCGGCGGTCATCTGGGCGGCCAGCCGGCCCTGGTACAGGTCCACCACGCCGCCGGCCACGGCCTGCAGCGCTTGGGCCGCGCCGGGCGGGACGGGCAGCCCGCGCTGGTTGAATCCCCCCAGCACCTGCAGGCCCTGCTGTTGGGCCTGTGCCAGCCGGTGGTCCTGGCCGACATAGCCCAGGCCGTCCTGGCCATGCATGGTGGCGCGCAGCCAGTCCACGGCATTGCGCCAGCCCGGGCCCAAGGGCGCCACGATGTCCATCACACCCTGGAACTCCACGGCCCATTCGTCGGCCACCTGATCCAGCTGCCGGGCCAGGGCCTTGTCGTGCTGGGCCACCCAGGAGCCTGCATCCGCCGGATCAAATCCGCTGCTGTACTGCGGCAGCCGGTAGGCGCCATCAGTACGGGCGGGCGTGAAGGATGCCACGGGCGACTCGATGGCCTGGGCCTCGCCGTACTTCTGCAGCGCAATGCCCCAGGCACGGCCCAGCAGCTCGTCAAACAAAATCGCTGATGGCAGCGCGCGTCCATTGGCCATGGTCAGCCCCTCCCGATCCGGCGCTGGCCCGCGACCACGCCGAAGACGATGTTGTCCAGTTCGGCGGCGCCCTCGCCCACCAGGTCGAAGGTGAAGTAGTTGGCAGCCAGGCCCCGGCCCGGATCGAAGCGCTGCACACGCTGCACCGCATCCACGCGCCGTGCGCGGTAGGTGTAGGTCTGCTGGCCGTCGCCGATGCGCACATACAGCTGGCCCGTGGCCGAGACGCCGGCATGGACCGACTCCAGCCGCTTGATGGCCTGGCTGCCGAAGTCGTGCTTGCCCAGGCCCGCACCCCATTCGATGGGCAGGCCGGCATCGGTGGTGCCGCCCAGGCTGTAGACGCCATCGGCACGCACGCCGAACTGCCTGCCGCCCACGGTCATGAAGCTGTCGAAGGCGTAGCCCTCGTAGCGGGTGGAGGCGCTGGATTCGGTATTGACGACCCAGGCATGGCCCGGATCGACCAGCACAGGCTGGCCGTCCACGACCCGGAACACCAGCGCCCGATAGCGCTCCACGACGCCCAGGTGCTCCAGCACGCTGGCCACGATGGCCCCGGAGATCTCCGTCTCGGCCCCGCTGCTGATCTGCTCGTTCACGTCCAGCACCAGACCGGCCGCGCCCAGCGTCAGCGCGCCCGAGGCGCCCACGCGCTCGGCGATGACCAGGGTCACATAGCCGCTGGCCGTCAGCGCCAGATCGGCGCCCAGCAGGTCCTGCGCCCGCACCAGGTGGGTCAGCGCCTCCACATCGGACAGCAGTTGCACGGGCGCCAGTGTCAGCCGGCCCTCGGCATGCCGGTCCTGGGAGGCCACGGTGAAGGCCGGGCCCAGGCGCATCTGGTAGTCGTGGCCCTGGCCGCCGATGATGGAGCCGCTGACCACGGGCGGCGGAACGAAGGCCGTGCCGATGGAGTACTGCGGAATCCAGGCGCCCTCGCCCACCTCGACCTCGGCCGTGGTCCGCAGGCGCGCCAGCGTGGGCCGCGCCACGGCGTCATTGCGAGCGTCCGATGCCCGGACCTGGGCGCCGGCCAGCCGCAGCGCGCCACGCGGGATGGGGTCGCCTGCCACGCGCAGGGGCTGCAGCCGCGCCTTGACCTGGGCCAGCGGCCGGTCAGCGGCGAAGAGGTCCAGCGGCTGCAGCCCCATGCGGATCTCCAAGGGCTCCAGCGCCTGGCCCTCCACCTGCAGCGGCGCCAGGTTCAACACGGCCGTGCCGTCCTGCTCGACCACACCGTCCTGCAGCCGGGGCGAGTCCACGACGTCATCACCGGCATACAGCACGGCATCGAGCACATAGGGTGCGGTCATCGCAAAGCGGCCCTTGTAGACGCTCACGTCGTTCAGGAACCATTCGATGCGCCCGCCTCCGACATGGGCGCGCACCGTGTCATTGCCCGTCATCGAGCCCACGCGCTGCAGCGTGACGCCAGCATGGCGCACGTTGACCTGGCCATCCCCAAAGAGCAGGCCGTACTCCACATTGGCGAACGATGAACGGCTGACGCGCGGCACCTGGCTGGCCAGGGTGAAGCCCACCACGGCGCCCACGGGCTTTCCGATCACGAAGGTGGCCGTGCCGATCCAGCTGGCCGGCAGCTCGCGCAGGCTGTGCGCTCCACCGTTCCAGCCGAAGTGCCAGTCGTAGGTGCGGCGCTCCGGCGTGGCGACCTTCGGCGGCCGCGCGGGAATAGCGGGCTGGGCGGGGATCACGATGCGCACGTTCTCGCGGCGCATGATCCAGGCGCTGGTCCAGGTCAGGGGCACGCGCTGGGCCTCGGCATAGTCGGATGTCTGCACGTAGGCCCAGACATCGCTGTAGTGAGCGGCCGCCGCGCTCAGGCTCGGGTTTCCCACCCGCTCACGCAGTGCATCCAGCGGCGTGCGCCAGGTCACCAGCCGCCCGCCGTCATCCGTGGGCACTTCGATCCTCTGCATCTCGTGCGGCCCGGCCTCGACCCGCACATCGCGCCATTCGTAGGTGACGCGCTCGGGGATGGCCGGCTGCCCCGGGAACCCCGGGTCCGCAGGCGTGGCCGGCACGAACTCGACCAGCTTCTTGTTCTTGATCAGCGCGTTACCCATTGGCGGGCTCCTTAGCGCGGTGGTCGGCCATCCAGGGCCGGCCGGGGTTCATGGGCAGCAGCTCGCCGTTGTCGTCGCGCAGGCTCAGCAGGGGGAACAGCTCGCCGCGGTTGAAGTCGAAGCGCGAGTCGTCGATGTCGTAGCCGCTGGAGCCGGGCAGCAGTTGGCCGTCCACCCAGGCCCAGTACGGCAAGCGCATGCTGAGCGCCGTGGCGCGCCAGCGCTGGCCCCCGTCGCGGCTGGTGTGCAGCTTCACGGCCAACGGCAGGATGGCGCCGGAGTCGTCGGTCTGGCGCGGGCCGTAGACGGGGATGGCCAGCGTGCGCTGGTCCAGCGCCACGACAAAGCCCACGCGCTGGGGCCAGGGCTGGGGCAGCATCCGCCGCTCCCAGGTGGCGCCGCCGTCATCGGAGACCATGAGCTGAGCCCGGCTGCCGGGATAGTCGATCACGCCCGGCGAGCCCTCGGCGTGGATGTACTGGGGGTCGAACTGGACCCACAGCAGCGGCTTCCTGTCCACGCGCACGCCGCCGCCGTAGCCCACGGCCCAGTAAGGCGGGTAGTGCCGCAGGCCGCCGATCACATCGCCAGCATGCAGCCCTGCGCTGAACCGGCTGCCCGGGATGGTGCTGATGCGCGTGGCGCCGGAGCGGGTGAACGCATAGACCTGCACGCTGGCCGCATCGGGTGCGGGCACCAGACTGTCCAGCTGCAGGGCCGAGACCAGCAGCAGCGTGTCCTTGTCGCGCGGCACCATGGCGGCGATCACGGGCGCGGCGTTGCCATCGGTGATCCCGGTGTGCGGCACATGGACCCAGGTGGCGCCGTTGTCGTCGCTCCAGAGATAGGCCCAGCCCGCGCTGGCTGCGGACACGCTACCGCCGGCGCCCGGCAGGCGCAGCGTGGTCATGCGCAGGGCCAGCACCAGGGTCTGGGGCGAAAGGCGCACCAGGTCCATCTCCACGGGCGCCATGTATTGCCCTGGGCCCACGGCCGCCGGCATGGTGATCTTGGAGGTCTGCACGCCATCGGCTGTGGTGCGTGTGCAGGTCAGCCGGTACAGGCCGGAGGAATCGGGGTGGTAGCTGTCCTCGGCCAGGCCATGTACGGCGACCAGGCTCAGATAGCTCTTGCCATCCTGCTTGGCCATGGCCGGCTCGGCCACGGCATAGGTGCTGCTGGGGTCGGCGCGCATGCTCAACAGCACGCGCCCGAACAGCAGGCCCGCATTGGCCGCATAGACCTTGCTCGCGTCGTACAGCTGATCGTCGTCTGCAAAGAAATCGATGGAGCGCGACCCCGGATCAAAGCCCAGGCCGCTGTGCACGCCGAACGAGAGCAGCACCTTGCCGCCGGCGGGCCGGTCCGGGTCCATGCGCACCAGCTCGACGCCCGTGCAGCGGCTGACGCGGCGCACCGGCTGCGCGAAGCCATTCATCCCCGCGAAATACCGCGTGTCGCCGGCCGCCGAGACCTCGCGCACCAGCAGCACGGTGCCATCGCCCAAGCTGAACAGCCGCCGCTTGCCGTTCTTGGTGGCATGGTCGGCCGTCTCCACACGGGTCTCCACACGGGTGAAACGCGGCACGCGGGTCTGCAGCTTGGAAGCGGCCAGGTTGCCGAAGGACAGCGGCCCCTGCTGCTCATCCAGCGCAGACGCCATGAGCTGCACCCGGGGCACAGCGTCGGGCGCGCCCGGGGCGGGCGGCGCCACGTCGTCGGGCAGGGCCTGTGCATAGCCATCCGTCAGGCGGCGCGCGTCCGGCGGCTCCCACAGCGACACCAGCTGCACGACCTCGCCACCCGTGCGCCGCATGGTGACGAACTCGCCCGAGCGCTGTACCACGCTGCCGTCGCGCCGGTCGGTCATGAAGGTGTTGCCCACATCCAGCATGCCCTTGAGCGCCTGGTGCTCTGGCCCGCCGGCATCGCCCTTGAGGTCCTTGTGGATCAGCATCACACCTCCTCGCGCGCCAGCAGGAAGTCAGCCCAGAACTCGGAGGGGCCGCCTCCGCTGGTGCCGTTCCACCAGAAGGCAGCAAGGCGATCAATGCCGTTGAAGGCCCCATCGGCCTGCACACGGTCCGTCGCTGAAAGCGCATAGGGCCGCATCTCGTGCCACTCGAATTCCGTGCCCGCCAGTTCGGCTGCCGTGATCTCGCCCAGCAACACCTCGCCGTCGAGTACCTGGATGCCGCCGCCCAGGCTCACCAGGCGCAGCTCCTGCAGCGTTGAAGGCACGTTGACCGACTTGACCACAGCACCGGCCGCGTCCAGGTCGAACTCATGCACGCCCTCGTTCGTGACCTTGTACAGCAGAGTGACGTCCGCCGTGACACTGACGGGCTCACCGGCCACCGTGACCTGGTACAGGCCCACGTTGATCGTGCGCACCAGCTGGGCCGGAGCGCGGACCTCGAAGTCCGGCGCCGGTGGCAGGCCCAGGTCGAGGAAGCCGCGCGACGGGTTGATCGCATCCCCGTTCCAGCCGAACGCCCAGTGCGCCGCATCGATCATGTCCTGGAAGTCCAGGCCCAGGTAGGGATCATCGGCAGCCACCACGGCCACGAGCACGTCGGCCTGGGGCACCAGGGCCCCGGCCTCGTAGACGAGCGTTCCAGCAGCCATGCCTGCGCCCCGATCAGAACGCCGGCAGCGCGATGGAGAAGAAGTTGACGGCCTGCGGCGCGCCCACCGCCAGATCCACGCTGGTGATGTTCAGGTCCGCGCCCGCACGCGCGATGGTGCCCTGCAGACGGGGCTGGGTCGTGGAAGCCGCTCCGGTATCACCGGCTGCGGTAAAGCGGAAGAACCGCGCAGTGCCCGTCTCGATGACAGTGCCAGACCAGGCCTGCGAGGCGAGCTTCTCGATGAAGCCGTCGGCGGCGGCCAGGGCGAGGGTCAGGCCCGCCGAGGTGCCGTCGCTGTAGATCCGGGCCAGCAGCTTGTGCACGGCAGGGTCGAGCGCGGCGTCGGCCGTGGCCGGAATCGACACCTCCGGGCAGCCGTACAGCTCCAGGAAGCCGCCATCCAGGGCCGCCTTGAGCGAGCCCGTGGCGAGCATGTGATTGCGAAGGCCGGTAGAGGCTTTGGTCGTCATGGTGGTGGTCCTCAGAAAGCTGGATCAGGAAACGGAAATGAACTGGAAGCCCGCCAGGATCTCCAGATAGAAGGCGGGATCGACGGCGCGCGCCACGGGCAGGCGCACGATGGACAGCAGCGCGCCGGTGTCCGAGCCCTTGCCCGAGCTGCTGCTCACGAACACGCCGTTGACGGTCTGCATACCGGTGAAAGAAAACCGCGCCAGGCTCAGCTCGTTGCTCACGCCGCCAGCCGAAACGTTGCCCGGCACCCAGGCCTTGCGCGTAGCCCCGTCGTACTGCGTGACCTCGGTCACCAGCGTGGGCAGCGTGGCGGCCGTCTCGGTGCCGTTGGGCACATAGGAGCCGGACCAGAGCCCGATGAACAGGTTGGCAGGCATGGCCGCGCCCTTGAAGCAGGCATTGGCGATCAGGTCCAGGCCCTCGCCCGGGACGCGGTTGTGCAGGCGCTCGCGGTGCACCAGCGCGTCGTCGGCGCGGCGGCGCAGCGCCAGGTCGTAAACAAAGCCGCAGGGGATCGCGTGGTTGGTGTTCATAGCTGGGCCTTTCGTACAAGCCGGGCCTGGGCATAGGAGCCCACGCCGGCCGAAGTGCTGGGGGATTGAGAGAGGGTGGCCACGATGGCGCGCATGCCGTCGGCCTCGCGATACAGCGTTGCGCCAGCGCCCGAGGCCTCCATGGCGATGTGCTCGGCCTGCAGGTTGGACAGCGCCCCGTCCGGCCGCGCCGAGACGATGCCGCGCGTGCTCATCCAGTGCGCGCCGTCCGTGCCGCCCGTGGCCGCGAGCCGATACCCGGCCTGCTGCTGCAGCGCGCCGTACGGCAACACCGCACGCATGGACTGCGCCGGCAGGCCTCCGGCAAGGAAATAGGTCTTGTCCGCCATCACGAACACGCCGGCCTCCACGGCCGCGATGCAGGTGATCGACGCCGGAAAGATCTCGAAGCCCCGCGACTCGTCGCGCAGTCCCGGGGTGAACGGCTCGCTGTAGATCAGCGCCGAGCCCACAGCCACCAGCAGCCGGCCGCCCTGGTAGGCGATGCTGCTGCCCGCTGGCATGACCGAGAACTGCACATCGCCCACGACCTGCGGCTGGGCATCGAGCCAGCGCGGGGTTGGGCCGGGCACAGGGTGATAGGACCCGACGCGGATGCCGTCGGTGAAGTACACGGCCTCGTTGACCTCGGCATAGACCACGGGCGTGACCCGGCCGTAGCCCGCTGCGACCTGGGTGCGCGTGGTGGCGCCCGAGGCATCCACATCGATGCGGAAGATGTCGCCGCTGTCGCAGTACAGGCCATAGGAGCTGTCCAGCGGCGACCAGCCCGAATGGCAGTCCAGGCCCTGCTCCGCCAGTGCATACCCAGCCCGCGTCTTGAGCGAGCCCTGGGCCGTCACATCGACGTTGAGCGCATCACGCAGCAGGTGGCCAGCGCCCTCTGGCAGCCCGAGCTTGAAGTCGGGTGCGCGGTTGTCCATTCCGAGGGGGAACGGGCCGATGGGCTTGGGGGTGGATGGCATGCCCAGGAGTTTCCTGGGCAAAGGAGGCTCCGGCGAACCCTAGGCGGAGGGGAACTCCACATCCACTCACTAGGACGATAGGCACTGCGGCCCTAAGTCATGCTGGGCATGTGCAAGCGCGGGGAGCACTCAATTTCCAGTAGAAGTCAGCACATTTTGTCCAAACATGCGCCAACCCGCACTGCCAAGTTCATAAACATCTTTTCCGAATTTAAATATCTTTGACCCACTTTCTGCGATTTTGGCAGATTTTGATATCAACTCCATCCCTTTAGCCAGTGCTGTTTTAGCCTCTTCGCTTCCATTAGCAACCTCCTGCACAAGATCAGGAGAAGCATTTCTCATTTCTCCGCACTGCTTATTGACAGCATCAACAATTGGCTTCGATCCATTTATTTGATACATCGCTATGGCGGCTCTCAATTCGACCAACTGCCCCTCCAGCAGCTCTCTGAGGCCAGAAGGCATCTGCGTGCTTGACAATAGCTTTTCCTGCTCTGAAATGGCCCCCAGCAAATCAATCAACTCATTTTCATCAATTGCTTCTTCAGAGAACTGACTAAGGGCCCATGACAACCAGCTAAGGCACATTCGTACTTCTGGGGGAGAAACCCCACCATGTGAGTTTTTCCAAGGCAAATGCAAAAACTTTGTCGATAATGATTTGGATATCCCGGCAAGTATGTGTTTATAGCAATCATCAGGAACACCTACACTTTTTGCCTTCGCCTCGATGCTTCTCAGCTCCGTCCCCAACGCTCTCAGTGCATGTATCACCGATTCCTCAACCTGATCAGCCCCGGTATTTGCAGGAAGGTTCAGAAATGCTTTCCAACCGTCAATCTGGGGGTTATCATGTGGCAATGCAGAAAAATGAGACGCAATGTATTTAACTCGGGTGGCAGAATTCATTTTTTATCAAAATTTATTCAAAAAAACCCAGCGAGATTGACAAACCTGCCGGCCTTCAAGGCAGAAGAGCACTGACGCACACGGTCAGCACACTGCCTCGCCTTGCGTGACTCTATCAGGACTGCAAATAGGGACACGGCAACTGCCTCCTTAAATAAAAATCTACTTCAGCGTGCGTCTGCCGCCATCTCCCTCATCTGCTGTCGCAGAGCCTTGGGCGAGTTGTCCGCAATACGGTCAATGCGATCCTTGCCCATCTCGCGCACCTTCTTCCACACGTCCGGCATCTTCACGACGATAGGCTGCTCCGGATTGTTCTTGTTCCAATCGGCCAGCCGTTCGCGTACGCGCGCCAGGGCCCCCTCATCCTTACGAAATAGTGCATCGGCCCACTGCGCCTTGATCTCGCTGCTGGTCAGGCTGTAAAAGCTCTTGGAACGCTGCATGAAACTGTTGGCTTCCTGGATCTCAGCCACGCTCTTGGGCTGGAACCCGATGGCCTTGGCCACAGCCTCGGCCAGCGTGGTGTCGATCACCTTGTAGCCCTTGGTGTCCTTGTACATGCCGCTGGCGGCCATTTCGGCGCCCTTGAATGCATTGCGCACGGCCGTGGGCGACACCTCCAGCGCTGCGCGGCCCGCTGCGGACGGATCCAGATTCATCACCCCGCCCACCAGTTCGCGCCCTGCCGCGAAGCCACGGGACACCAGATCGCCCGCCGGCCCCACCACCTCGAGCAGATCCCGCTCCCGGCTTTGCTTGGTCAGCAGCAGGCCGGTGCCGGGCAGCAGGTTGCCCATGCCCAGGCGCCCGGACACGTCAATGGGAGCACCTGGCAGGCCCGAAACACCCTGCTCCAGGAACTCGGCCAGTTCCTTGCCCACGATGCCGGCCAGCGCTTCCTTGCGCCACTGCTTGGAACTGAGGTTGTAGCCCATCATCTGGCCCACGCCATCGATCAGGTCCTCGGCGTCCTCCATGAAGGGCACGCCGCCGGCGCCTCCCATCAGCAGCAGCATGGCCAGGGCCCAGCCCACGGCACGCTTGCCCTCCGGGCCGCCCTGCTTCCACATGCGCTGCATCAGTTCCAGGTAGCTGACGGAATAGGTCCGGAAGGTGAAGAGCGTGCCGCCCACGGCGCCGCGTGCCCACTGGGGCTTGTTGGCCTTTGAATAGACGAACTGCGTCTCCAGCACCGCCTTGCGCGCGAAGGCGCCTGGGTCATCCATACCCTGGGCCTTGGCGATGCGGAAGGCCGCGATGAAGGTGGAGCGCCGATTGAACTGCTCGGCCAGGGCGAAGGGCTGGCCCCAGGCCACCTTGGCGCGCTCCCAGGCATTGCCGGCCGCCGCGCGCGCATCGCCGGACTTGGTGCCGTCGCCCGAGCGCAGCCCCCCCGCGCCGCGCGCCTGGGCCATGAGCTGGTGCACTTCCTGTGGCGAGACCACGCCGTCGTCTTCGGCGGACTTCAGCGCGTGGGCCAGGTCAGCCTCGTACTTCATGCCGCGCGTGCCCATATCCTTCAGGGCCCGCGCCATCTGGCCGCTGGCCGCACGGATGCCGCCGAACTGGCTGAGCCAGGGTAGCGTCACCGCAAAGGGCTGGGTCATGTTGACCACGGCAGAGGCAAGCGAGCCGCCCAGGTACTGCGCGAACAGCATGCCGCGCACGGCCTGGCCCTCTTCCTGGGGATCGCGGATGTAGCTGCGCAGGCCCATGGCCAGGTCCTTCAGCTCGCCCTGCTCCTTCGGGATGTCGTTGATCGCGCGATCCATGGTGCCGGCGTTCAGGCCCGCCGCGCCCTGGCGCGCATTGCTGTAGATGAAGTTGGCCACCACGCGACCCACGTCCTGGCTGTAGCCCTCGATGCCCTTGCGCTGGATCAGACGCTTCAAGGCGCTGTGGTTGTTCTTCGTCAGCTTCAGGTATTCGTCGAACACCTTGCGCGTGGCCGCGTCGGCCTCCTTGCCCACGACCATATCCTTGAAGATTTCCAGCGTCTCGGGCGTGATGCCCGCGAACAGCTTGAAGGACTGCTGGCTCATGGTGCCCTGAGTGATCTTGGCGCCGGGGAAGGCCTGGGCCATCTGGATCTTGGCCAGGTTGGCGTCCTTCATGGTCTCGTACATGCCGAAGTACTGCCGGTCGCCATCCTGGTCCACCACGTCCAGCGTGTACCGGCCGAAGCGCGACAGCGGCGCATACCCGCCGTCCTGCAGATCCTTGGCCGTGGCCGCCCGGTCCACCACCATGTTGTTCAGCTGCAGCAGCCGTTCGGCCAGGTCCGGCTTGGCCTTGGCATCCTCCTGCAGCGTGGTGGTTAGCAGCTCCAGGGCATCGGACAGCTTGGGCGCGTCCAGCACCATGTCGCGCAGGCCGGCGTACTCGTCGCCCAGCGCGCGCATCATGTCCGCGCGGGCCGTCATGTCGATGGAGCGGTCGATGGCCGCGCGGGCTTCGCGGTACAGGGCAATCTGATTGGGCGTGGCGCCGAACATCGTCTGCAGCTCGGCATCCGTCCAGACCGCGCCCGCCTTGAGCATCTTGCTCTCGAAGCGCGAATTCACCAGCGCTTCGTACTGGGCCAGCGGCAGACCGCGCCAGGCGCGCAGCATGCGGTCGTCCAGCCGGCCAGCGCGCAGCAGCAGCTGTGCCTTGTCGTCGGCGGGCAGGTTGCCGTACTTCTTGGTCAGCTCGTCCACCAGCACGGCCTTGCCGTCCAAGTCCCGGCCCCAGAGCAGCGTGCCCTCGAAAAGCGGCTTGGCCACGGCCTTGTTGTCGGCCGCCGAGACAGGGGTTTTACGATTCTTGCCCACCAGATCGCCGATGGTGTCCACGCGCGGCAACAGGCGCGGCGCCCGGTCGGCCGCATCATTGGCCAGCATGGACACGTCATCGATGTTGCGCTGGGCGGTCTCGTAGACCGGCTTGAAGGCTGGCGCACGCTCGGCCAGGTGGCGCATGGTGCCGATGGTCTTGTCCCAGACAGAGACCTTGCCCGGGTGGGACATCGTCTTCTGGAGCTGGTCCAGAGCGCTGTCCTTGATCTCCGAAAGCCGTGAGCGGCTGAAGCTCAGTTCGTCGGCGTCATCGCCTTGGCGAGGATTGCCTTGATCTGCGCGCTCGCTTGCGCGTCGTCCTTCTTCAGCGATTCGATCTCGGAGTCGCTCAGCCGGTTCGAATCGCGCGAGGTATCGGGCCTCAGACTCGGTGAGCGCGTCGAAGCCGTAGCCTGTGGCTGCACGGAATTGGTCTTCGAGGTCACCATGTTTTTGCCGGAGAGTTGCGAGAATTTCAGGAGAGGGCTGGATTTTTGCACTGTACTGCTTACCGGTCAACGCAACCACGCCCACCACGTTTCCACCGCCCTCGCGGATGTGGCTGGCCAGGGCTGCGAACGTGCCACCCTGGGTGAGAGTGTCATCCACCAGCAGGTAGTCGCCAGGCTCCACGGCGCCCGCAAAATCGACAGGCGCAAAGATGCGGTCCAGTCCATCCAGACCGGTGCGCCGCGCGCGATTCGCCTGCACGATGCCCGTCGTCGTTTCTAGGCCCAGGCGTGCCGCCAGGACTTCGGCCACGGCGCGCGGGATCTTGTTGCGACCACTGGACTCTTCGGCAGCCACCGGCAACACGCGCGGCCGCGCACCACCCAGCGCAGCTGCCACCTTCGCTGCCATCTCAGGCGTCACGAGGTCCACGGCCAGCCGCGTGGCCGCCGCAACATTCCCGCCCTTGGCCGCAGCGTAGTCGGGATGCTTCGATGCGCTGCCCAGCGTGCTGCCGATGATGGCGTCAGGGGTCGCGGCAGGCGAGGCCGACCGGCTGAACACAGGCTCGATGCGGTCGGTAGCGGCACGCTGCCCGCGCTCCACAAACTCGCGCGCCGGCAGGATGTAGCCTTGGATGATGTCGGCATCGCTCAGCTTCAGACCCTTGAACCCGGGCACGTTGGCACGCAGCCAGTTGCGGATAGCGGCCACGGCACGGCGCACGAAATGCAGCTGCGGCGTCTTCTCGGCCATCTCTGCCAGCACTTCCTCGGCCGCATGGCGCCGGCTCAGGTCAGTGACGCCGCGCAGCCCATATTCCTTAATCTTGGCCGCCACCTCCGCCTGGCGCATGGTGGCCACCTGGTTGAGGATCTTGTTCAGCTCCGGCCCGAACATGCCGCGCAGGCCGTGGTGGCCCAGAACCTCGTGGTGCAGCACGCGGGCCGCGTCGGCCGGCGTGTTCAGCTTGCTGGCCAGCAGGTAGGCCTTTCCGCGCCAGTAGAAGCCCTCGGGCGCGCCGCTGGCGCCGCCGCTGCGCTGGCGCAAATCCGCGCGCCGCGCCGCCTCGGGCACTGCTGGGTCGTTCATGTCGAAGGCCACGACGACTTCTGGCCCGTTGCTCCAACCCTTGCGGATGGCATCCACCGTCTCGCGCACCTGGCCCACGGCCTGTGCACGGGCGGCATCGGAAAACGCCGCCGGCTCGGGCCGCATGATGCGCAGCAGGTTGGCCATCTGGTCATCGGTCAGGCCCTGGCCTTCGGCCTCGCCACGGCGGAATGGCAGTTCCTCGGCGCGCTCCACCGGCCCGGCTTTCAATTCGCGGGCGCTCGGTGGCGTGGCATGGGTGCGCTCGCGCACGCCCGGCACATCCTGCCAGCCTGAGCCCTGCTTCTCCACCTGGCGTACCGTCACGCTCCAGACGCCATCGGCATTGGCCGGCGTGTATGAAACCACGCGGACATGGCTATCCCCGTAGCCCTTCACGATGTTGCCCGGGGTGAAGTAGTCGGCGCGGGCAACCTCCTCGGCCGCGGCCTTCTTGGCCAGGACGCCGCGAGGCCGCTTGGGCGTGACTTCAGCAGTCTCGCTGCCGTTCAGTCCACGCTCGGCACGCACCTGGTCCACCAGGTCACGCACGCGCTGGCGCGATTCGGGCACGCTTTCACTTTTGCGTCGAAGCAACCCGGCCAAGTCGAATTTGTTGTCCGTCAGGGGCGTGCCGTCGGCGGGCTCCAGCAGCACGCTATTGGGGTATCCCGCCCGGTCCTTGTTCACGCCCGTCAGGATCGTGCCTTTGGAAAACTCAGATCGGTCGCCCTTCTTCCAATCCAGAACCCGGCCCACCAGCGCCAAGTCCTTCGCAAGCCGTGCAGCGTCCTTTTCCTGGCGGGCCGTGGTGGCTGCCTCCCGCGCAGCCTGTACTTCAGCGGGCGTGCGGGCGGCCAGAGCCGCCTCGCGGGATCGGCCAGCTGCTGCAGACACCCAGGACGCAAAGCGCTCCATGGCCCGATCCAGGCTGCTGTTCCGGTTGCCGGTCTGCTTGGAGTTCAGGCCGCTTCGGCCTGCCACGAAGCCGCTGTACGTGCCGGCGCGCACGCCCATCAGCGTGCGGTACTGCTGCAAATACTCGTCGCTCAGCTGCTGCAGTTCCGCCTCCACGGCCGCCTTCTGCGCATCGGTCTTGGCCACCGACATGCCATCGTCGCGCTGGCCGGTCAGGAAGGTCTCGAAGGCCGCTCGGTCGCTCTTCGCTCTGGTGGTGCCCTGGTGCGAAATGCCAGAGTAGCTGGCGGCTGCCTCCTGCAGGGGGAATTCGTCGGTGACAGCGGCTGACACAGAGATGGCCTGGTCCTGCGGAACAGGTGCTGCAGGTGCTGCAGGTGCTGCAGGTGCTGCAGCAGCATCGGGCATGGCGGCGGCAAGCTTTTCGCGCACCTTGGGCGCCAGGTCAGCCCATGCCCGCGTGTGGGCCCCGGCGCGGGCCGGGGCGTTCAACCCCTTCGCGGCCTTGGCCACCGCCTGGCGCTCGGCCGCCGGCATGCTGGTCCAGCGCTCGCTGGCGGCCATCAGCTGAGCGCGCCGCGCCTCGTTGCCCTGTTGAGCGATGGCCACGGCCTGCTGCTGGCCCGCCGTAGGCGCTGGTGCATCAGCAGACGCTACAGCGGCAGCCTGTTCGCTGGCGCCACCTCGGCCAGGTACAGCAGGTTGCACGCCGGCAGCAGGCTGTCCGGCACGGCCACCTCGCGGCCCAGCAGGCTGCGCATCTGCCGCGCGTCCTGCCGGCTCACCGCCCCCAGCCTCCGGAGTAGCCGCAGGGCCTTCTGGGCGTTCATCTGCCAGCCGTACTGCAGGTGCGGGTGAATCATCGGTTGCTCCTTGCGGCGCAATGGCGTCCGCGATCTTGAGTTGCAGGTCCGCATTCAGCCGCTCCCAGGTCGCACCGGGAAGAGCCTTCCGGATGACTGGCTTCAGGCCCTCAAGCCGTCCGACCAAGGCCTTGCGCTCTGCGGGGGGCATGCTGGCCCAGGCCGCGCGGCCGGCATCGATGCGCTGGGCTGCTGTTTGGACTGGCGCTTGAGCCTGCGAGCCTGGCGCTGCACCTGCTTGCGCGCCAGCGTGCTGAGACGAGGTGGTGCCATTGGTCAGCTCCTGCGCAGGGCCAGAACCTGCAGACGGCGCTCCTTGCGCTCCTGCTGCCTGCGAAGATTCCGCGCGCGGCGGCTGGGCTTGATCGGCTTGTGTGCCATCGATGCTTCCTTGCTGGGGGGTGGATGTGGTGGCGGGCGTGGGCGCGGCGCCGCGGCCCTGTTTCTCGCGCTCGGCACGGCGACGTTGCAGCTCCAGGGCCAACGGCGTGCGCACCTCTTTGGCCTGCGCAGAACGGAATGCGTTCGACAGGTCTTCATCGGTCCAGGTGGCCAGGGCCCCGCCCTGAATCTCGCCTGTGGCAGGGTCTGCAGTGACCTGGCGCTCGGAGGCCTTCTTCTTGGCTGGCGCGCGTGCGGCTTCCTCTGCGGCCTGGGCCAGAGCGGTGGCCTGCTGGGCCTGGGCGGACGCGCCGGAATCCACGGCAATGGCAGCAGCTGCAGACAGGGAGCCGGCAGCCGGGTCCAACCCCATGGCGCGCGAGGGAGACAAAGGCGCCGCGCCCGTGGACTGCAAGATCTCGTCGTCTGGGGATTCGATCGCGCGATTGGCCGCGCTCTCCGCATCCCGCCGCTCCTGTTCTGCCGCGCGCTGCTGCGCCAGGGCTGCCGCGCCATCGGGTGGGGCGGACTGCGGCACCTCGGGCTCGCCGCCCTCTTCCTGCTGCAGCTGCGACATGCGGGCATCGAATTCGCGGCGCACGGCGTCCAGGCCTGGATTCGGTACGGGGGCATCCGGCTCGCCAGCCGCGCCCGCCGCTGGAGCAGCAGCAGCGACCGGAGCGCCTGCAACGTCCGGAGCGGCTTGCCGATCCTCCTGGCCCGCCGCATCGACTGCCTGGCCGGCCTCGGCCGCGCCCGCTCGTGGCTCGCGCGCAGCCCGATACCCCGCCGCGCCACCGCCCATGGCCGTGCCCGACAGCGTGCCCAGCACCACCGCCGTGTCCACGTCTTCGGACCAGTCCTTGCCCAGGGCCAGGTTCTGGAAGATCTGCTCTGCCACCGACTGCGGCAGCTCCTCGAGGAAACCTTCGGAGATGGCCCCTTCGATCACCTGGCGCGGAATGCTCTTGACCGCGCGCTGCTGCAGCAGCGGATTGGTGGCCGCCATGGCCGCGTCGTCGGCGAACTGCTTGGCAATACCCTGGTTGCCCTGGGCCAGCATGGTCTCGGCATCACCAATGCCCAGGCGCTGCGCCGCGCGCCCGCCGGCATACCCGAAGCCCGCCGTGGCCGCGCCCGTGGCTGCCGCCGCCGCGACCTGGCCCGGCGAGAGCAGCCCATCATCGGTCTCCTGGCGGATCTGCTCAGCTGCCGAGCCAGCGCCCACGATGCCCTCACCAAGTGCGCCAGCGGCTGCAGCACCACGCGCCCCCATCGCGGCCACCTGTGGGATTGCCGCAATACCTCGCGCAACCGCACCGCCGGCCAGCATCGCCGGCACCGATTCACCCACCGCGCCGACGATGTTGGAAGGGTTCTCGATCGCAGCCTTGAACTTTCCTCCCAGGCCCTCGGCTTCCTGGAACTTGCGCTGGGCCTCCTTCGTGGCGTCGGAGTGCCAATCGTTGATGAACTCCCTCGCCTGCTTGGGGCGGAAGCCAACCATTCCGTCTTCGTTCTCCAGAGCCTTCCCAACCCGGCCTCCGGTGACCATGTCGGCAACACCTACTGCGGCCTCAGGGATGGCAAGAGCGCCCTTGGCAGTCCAGGCTGCCGCGTCCCGGACGTAGTCGGTGGCAGAGCGGATAGGCGCCTCTTCCCGCTTCGCTGTACCAGGATCGAATTGAGCCTGCGGAAGCGGGTTCAGCGGCTTTGCGGTGGAGGGGTCGAAGTCTGTTGCCATCCCCCCACTCTCTCCGCGAGGAGGAGCGGGGTCGAACCCTAGCCGGGGGTCTCAGAAAAGACAAAGCCCGCCAATGCGGGCCCACTGAGGAGTTGCTGTTGCCTACGCAGACAACAGCGCCCAGCATTCGTGATCTCGCCAACGACCGCCGACCTTCATGAACGCGGGTGACAAGCCCTCCAGCTTGAATCCGCAAGACTTGGCCAGCGCAATGGCCGCCTTGTTCTCGGGCTGAATGTTGGTTTCCAGCCGATGCAGCTTCAGAGTCCTGAAGACCTGCTTCACGACATGCGCGAGGCCCTCCTTCATCAGGCCCTTTCCTTCGAAGCCCGAGAACGCAAAGAAGTCGATATGGGCGGAGCGGAACGGTTCCATCAAGATGTTCGTGATCTGCACGATCCCGGCAAAACCATCGCTTCGCCACTCCCAGATGACAAACGCGGCACCGGACGGATGCTGCACGCGGGCCAGATAGCTCTGGAACTCGTGGGACGTACTGGGCGGCGAAACCCATGGTGCATGCAGTTTGCGGCTCTGCCCGACCGCGTCAATAAATTGCTGCTCCAGATCGGCGGTCAGCTCCGAAACGTAGATGTCTGTGCCCATGGCTTCCTCTCTGTGGAGCGGAAAGTGCAGCCAGAGCGGAGATCTGCCGGTACAGCCATTGAGCCTCTGGACCCTGCAGAGTTGTCAAGAGCAGGCCAGAAACGACGAAGCCTGCGCGATGCAGGCTTCTGCTGGCAGGCACATCATTGCCCCCCCCTATCTATCTTCCTGCTCCTCTTCACCCATCTGTGCTGGATCAGGAAAAGAGTCGTCAGGAATGACGATCGGCTCACCCACCAAGTGCTCTGGAGGCCCCACCTGAGCACTATCTGCCTGAACCTGCACCAACTCTTCAATCAGCGCGTGCAGCGGCATGAGGTTCAATTGCCCAGTAGCTAAGGATGCGTCTGCAGCGCGAAGCGCTTCCACGTAACGTGGCCGATGTTGCTGCAGCAACTCTGGCAGCAACGTGGTTCCAGGCAACAGCCCCCCAACCTTCAAACAGAGGACGAAGTAGCAAGCTGCTCGCGCAGTGCGACCGTTCCCATTGATGAACGGATGGATGTAGTTCAGTCGCCAGAGAACAAAGGCCGAGAGGACGATGGGATCAGAGCTTTCCCAGTTCCGGTTGACCCCATTGATGAAGTCGTCCATCAGAGCCTGGACGCGGAAGTGAGCTGGCGGGTTGTGATCCCCTACCACGACTTCGCAAGGCCGGTACTCCCCGGCGTTCGTGTGCAAGCAAGTGATTGCGTGGAAGTTCAACGCTTTGACGACATGAGACGAAAGGAACGGTCGTCCAAGTTGAACACTCACTCGCACCATTGACTTTAAAAAGTCGTACTGGCGAGTGACGTTGGCAATCTCAAGCTCTTGGTAGGAAGAGTGCTGCTCGCTGCCAACCAGCTCGTAGACGATCACCGACTGCGCTCCGCAGCGGCTCCTACTTGGGCGCGAATCACTTCACGAACTTGCTCTTTCGTGACAGTGTTGTCTTTGCTCACCGAGCCATAGACGAAGGAAACGCGCTGTTCCATCGACTCAGCAGCGGACATCGCACGTGCGGCTGCGTTACGCATAGCTGCCAGAACACGCTCGTTTGTCTTGAGCTCTAAGACTTGGTCCATCAACATCACAATTACCTCCTTCGCTAATCCGATTCCATTTTGCAATACAAATATTGCTCGTCAAGTACCAATTTTCTAATTACGACGTAAGTTCCATCGCTAAATTAGCAACCAATTTTCCAGTCTTTTACAAGCAATTCAGGCAATCCGGACAGCCTTCGATTGTACCAACGACGCTTACCAGAAGACAAGTACACAACCCTACGTAGCTCAGCGTCGAAGCACGGGAGACATGTTTCATGCTCAGATTTCTCAAGATCGCGGCCACCCTCGCCCTCGCACAGTTGGCCTTACCTACGATGGCAGCCGACTACGCCACCTGCCTCCTAGACAAGCTCCCAGGGGTGAAGAACGCGCCCGCGCATGCTGCAGCGCTGAACCTGTGTGCTCAGCAGCACCCGGACAAGTTCTTCGAAGTGCGCCGCGGCTCCGGTCGTGGCATCTTGGGCCCGAAGTCGCCAGAGCAGTGCACCCTGGACAAGGCGCGCGACACTGCCTGGCAGCCAGCGGCTGGGATGATCATGCGCGCGTGCGGCTGCCTGTACACGCCGAGCGCTGGTCCGACGGACATGTGCGAGCGGTATCCGCTGTCTGCCGAGATCCGCGCACAGCACCCGCTGGTGAAGACAGATGCGGACCTGCTGAAGCTGGAGACGCACTACAGGAAGATCTACGCCGCGCACCCGGATGCCGATGCGCTGTTTGCCCGGAAGGACTTCTGGGCCTGGGTGACGCAGGACATGGCCCGGGAGAACGGGATCATCAAGGGATCGACCGACACGGTGATCCGCACGATGAGCGAGTTCAAGGCACAAGCCCCAAACCGCGACAGGTTCGGCGGCGAGCTCGCGCCGCCTTCGGATTTTCAGTTCGACCCTTCAACCGCCCGCCGCGTCAGTCCTTGACCTGTCAAGCCTTCTCCCAGGCCGATCCGTTCCATTTGGCCCGGTTCCCGCTCGCGTCAACGTAGACGGCACCCTTCTCAAACCCTCCGCTTGCGGACTTGGCGGCATCCACCTGCTGCACCTCACCCGTGACGGCGTTGTGCCGGATGATGCTGCCCTGGCTTGTGGAGCCGTCTGCATTCTTCACCGCAGGCGTGACCGTGACCTTCCACGGCGACGGATCGGCATCGCCTCGAATCGCGCGCATGGACTGCTGAGCCTGCTGCTTCTGCTGGGGCGTGGCATTGGGATCGAGCAGCGTATTGCGCAGTTGCTCTTCCTGGCGCTGAGCCCGGGTTTTGAAGCCGCGCGCTTCTGCCTCGCCCTGCAGGCGCTGCTGCTCGATGCCCACGCGCATGCCTGTGCGCCCGGTTTCTCCGGCCTGCTGCATGGCCTCGCGCTGCAGGCCACCGGCTTGCTGCATGTCTTCGCGCATGAGGCCAGCGTTCTGGCGCATGGTCTCTGCCTCCATACCTGGCTGGGCCTGGCGCAGTGCTGCATCGGTTCCCAGCATGGCGCGGTACCGTTGCATGTCCGGGCTGTTCTCGGCGCCACGGCCGCCGAAGCGCCGCGTGTTGGTGATGGAGCTGGCCGATACCTCGGCATTGCGCAGCTCGTTGCGGGATTGCCAGTCGTTGCCCGAGTGGGCGATGGTTGGCGTGCGAAAGCCCGGAAAGCCCAGGCGCGGCTGCTCGAACTCGGTGCGCTGGCCGGGGGTGAAGCCGCGTGCCGCGTACTGGCTGGCCAGATTCTCGCCGGCCGCGTCGTTGCGCCGCGATGGCAACCCGCGCGGCTCGTTGCCCAGCGCCGCGCCCTGTGCGCTGTCGGCGAAGCTGTTGCCCTGCCGGAAGATCCCGGGCTGGATTTCCTGCGGCGCGGCCGAGCGGGGCGGGCCCATGGTGCTGCCGGCGGGAGGTGTTGTCTGGGGCGTTGCAACTGAAATTGCTGGAGCGGCGGAGGGCGTGGGATTCGCCCCTGTGGAAGCAGCGACGGGCATTGAAGTCGCTGCGGCACCGCCCCCCATGCTCGCGCCGAGGGCAAAGCCGCGCGCAGCGGTGGAACCGGAGTTGATGGCACCGCTGATGACCCCGCCCGTGCGCGCGAGGGCCGATGCACCGCCACCCAGCGCACCAGGCACCGCATTGGCCAGGTTCGACACATTGCGGCCCAGCTCGGTGTTCATGGGATTGGACTGCGAGCCGTCTGGAGTCGGCGCCTTGGGGTAGCCGCCCAGAGGGATCTGGTCCTCGGGCCGGCCGCCGTTGGCGAAGAACGCCTTGGGCTTGAAACCTCGTGGCACGAATGCCTGCTCGGGTGCTGGTGTATGGGTGGCATCGACGGCGGCCTGCAGCGCACCCGCGCCGCCCATGGCGTGCACGGTGTCGGGCGGCAGGACAAATTCCCCCGGCTTCACCATGGCAGGGATGGAGTCGGGTGCCTGGTTCTGGGCCTGGGCCAATGCAGCCCGCTGACCGAGTGCAAAGCCACGGGGCCCTGTGTATTCAGGCGGTTGCTCCGTTCCGGAGGCTTTCCTGGGAGTGAATCCGCGCATTGCGAACCTTTCAGCACCTGCTATGGCAGATGAATGACGTTGGTGTGTGGTTGGTCATGGCGCGTGGCCCGACGCAGGTCCGAGTCCGGCCGCATGCCGAAGTAGCCTTCAAAGACCGAGTACGACTGCTGCGACTTGCCTGGGTCGAAGCCATCCGCATCAGGTTGCCCAAACGCGCGGTACAGGGCCCAATGCACGAGATAAGCATGGTGGGCCTCATGGATCTCGGGTTTGTCGTGGCAATGGGTCAGCTGTTTGAGGGGCAGCCGATAGGCCTCAAGCCGAAGCATCCCGGCCTCGCGCGGCGTGGGTACCAGGCGAAGCCGCGTCTCGCTCTGGATGGCGAAGCGAGGCTCGTCGCTGCAGCGGTCGCGCCAGTACGGATCCTTGCGATCCAAATACTCGCGCGACACCACTGCCAGCTCTCGACCTTCACTGGTCGATGCGCCGGCAAACCGCAGATGGGCGATCTCGTAGACCTTGGGGTGCAACTGGTAGCTGGCAATGTCGGCCGCGACGGCGATCTCGCAGACAGTGGGCGTGGAATCGTCCAGCAGCAGACGGCCGCGCACTGCCGCTTCCGACTGGGCTTCGTTGAACCAGCCCACGACCTGAGGCTCGTCCCAAAGATGCGGCTCCTCGACATCCTTGGCATCGGATCGAAACAGGGTGATCAGGTCCTGAAGAGTCATGGCGCGCTGCCGTACTGATCAACCATGCCACGCACCCGCTCGCGCATCTTGTCCAACCCAAGGTTGCCCGGGAGATCCAGCTTGTAGGTCTGCTTGGTCCAGTCGCGCAGCGCCTGCTTGTCCATCTTCTCGATCTGCTGCAGCACGTTGAAGCGGGCCTCCTCCTGCACGCGCCGCTCCTCCTCGGACTTCTTCGCGGCCTCCAACAGCGCAGCGGTGTCGTCGGGCTGCTGAGTTGGCGCCGGCGCTGCAGCCGGTCCAACGCCCTCCCCTTCAGGCGCCGCCTCCTGAAAAATATCCGAATGGCGCAGGAACCGGGCCGCCAGCGCAATGGGGACCACACGCGTCTGGCCAGGGTCGAAAGTCAGGCGCGAACGGTAAATGCGGTCGATGAATGGCGTATCCGTTCCCGTGTAGGTGACGGCCTGGGTCTGTGCAACGGTCATGGTGATGTCCTTGGGTGCTCGATGGAAAGCAGCAGGGCCGCAGCCCTGCCCTTTCAGATCACGGATGCTTACTGCTTACTGATTGCCCAGACGCTCGCCGTGGACGATCACATCCAGGCGCGAGACCTTAGCGTTGGCCGCGCCGGCGGTCGTGAGCACCAGATAGGCTTCCTTGGGGAGCTTTACGGGCGCCTTGGAACTGGTGGTGCGCAGGCGCGCGGCCGCGTTCAGCACCAGGCCAGCGCCGAAGTACTCGGGGTCCTGGGGCACGGTGGCGTGGTCCACGCCGTCGATGTACGTAAAGCCCAGCGAGCCCGTGACGGCCGCCGACATGGCTGTGGACACGATGACCTGGGCATCCTCCAGCAGCATGCCGGCGGGCAGCTTCTCCAGCACGACAACATCGCCAGCAGCGATGGCAGCGTTGGAATCCGCGCCAATGGCCGCGCCTGCAGCATTGGTCTGCAGCGTGGCGCGCAAGGTGGTGAGGTTGCCGTAGGGAGTGAAGCCGCCGAACTGCAGCATGCCCAGGGCGGCCTTCTTGATGGTTGCCATGATGGCCTCCTTGAAGTTTTGGGAAGTGACGAGGGGCCGGCCGTAGCCAGCCCCCGGGCATCAGCCACGCGGCTTGATGATGGGCACGGCGGTGTCGAGCACCGTCACACCGTGATCGGTGAACTGTTTTTCATCACCGTGGTTGACTGCGAAGCGGATCTTGGACATGCCCAGGACAGCGCCGATCAGCAGTTCCAGCTTGTCGCCGTGGTCCATTTCCTTCTCCGACCAGAAGAAGGGCACGCCGCTGTGGTCAGAGCGGCCAAAGGCCTGGCCCAGCGCCTGGCCACCCAGCAGGATGGCTCGGTCCACCGCGTACTTGTCGGTGAACGATGCAGGCACCAGCACCGACGACTCCTGCTCACTGGTGTAGCTTGCGCAGTAGCGCAGCTCGTCGCCAGCGTAGAAGCGGATGGCCTTGGGCATCTTGATGATCAGGATGCCGTTCCACAGACCTGCTTCGCCCAGGAACAGCGGATGGTCCTTGGCCAGCCGCGCGCGTGCCATGGCGTTGCCCTGGAACGCGCGGAAGTTCGGGTCCGTGGCGAAGCCGCTGTACTGGGCCGGAGATGCCAGCAGCACGCGGATGGGGCTGTCCGTAGCGGCCAAGTCCTCATCGAACTCGACGGGCGGGGGCGGCAGCGGGATCTGGTCCATCCACGAACGCACGGCGTCCACCACATCCATGCTCAGAGTGTCCGAGCTGGCGATCACCAGCTCGCCGGCATTTGCCTTGACTTCGCCCACTGCGCCCGCACCGGCCACCAGGTGGCGATTGCGCGTTGGCGCCTTCACCCGATTCACCATGATTTCGGCAAACTTGGGGTGCGAGGCCAGCGGCACGCGCCATTCGATCAGGTGGTCATTGAAGCCGCGCGCGCCGGCCAAGTGAACCAACGTCGAATGCTCGATGTAGTCGTCCATCAGGCGCTGGGCCTTGGGGCGGCCGAACTTGCGCAGGTCGTAGGGCGTGCGGATGCGCGACATCTGATCGCCCATGTCGACTGGAAAGCGCGCCTGGTTCACACGGAACCGCGCGTTCTCGTAGCTCGTGCCCACGCCCTTGCCCTCGGCAAACTCGCTGCCCATGATGGGGTAGCTGCCAATGGGCTGATCGAGTTGGAACTCGACCTCATCGCCTTTGCCCTTGCCCAGGTCCTCCGCACGCACGATGGGCATCGTGGGCTTGGTCTGGCGCTTGGTGCCGGCCACGGCATCCGCCTCGGTCGGCATCTTGCCGGTCAGGCGGTTGAGCGTGGTGCGGCGCTGCATGCAGGTGTGGAACACGCCCACGGCCTGCTGAATCATGGTCCCTGGGTGACCATAGGGGGTGATGGTCTTGGTGGTGGACACGATGGACCTCCTTTACATCTGTTTGTTAAGCCAGGCGGTGATCTGCTCGGGCGTCTTGCCCTCCATTGCGTAGTGCAGATCCACGCCACTCAGTTCGGCCATTCGCTCATCCGGCGACAGACCATCCACGCGCCCGCCAGGAATGCTGGAGAGACTCGAGGGAGGGCCGGCCCGCACGGCTTCAGTGGCAGCCTTTGCCGCGGCTTTGGGGTCCGCAACGGGTTGAGACGAGGGTTTCTCGGTCGCGGCCTTATAGGCGTCGAACACCTCCACGATTTCGGCGGACGTACCGCCGGTCTTCGGGTCGAACAGGCCCCAATAGGCATTGCGGACCACGCTGGGCTGCGAGTCCACCCACGCCTTGAACTCAGCGCTCTCGACGATGGAGTCCGCGTTGGGGTGCGCCGTATAGATGGCGTCCAAATGGGCATCGGAGGAGGACTTGGACTGCTGCTCACGCAGCGGTTGCAATTCCCTCTTCAGCTCCTCCTGCAGTTCCGCGCGCAGCTCGTTACGGAGCTGTTCACGGGACTGCTGGTGGAGCTTGAGCAGCCCATCCCGCAAGCCGGCTTCGGAGAAGTCGCCGAAAAGGTCCGCTTCCGCGCCCGCCTCGATGGCCGCTTGCGCTTCGGCGGCCATGGTGTCGGTCTTGGTCGGGGCCTGTCCAGCGTCTGCCCGCGCCTGGGCTTCGGCCTGCAGAGCGGCCAGCTGCTGCTGGGCGTTGTCTGCGGTAGCCTGAGCCTCATCACGCTGCTTGCGGATCTTCAGCACCTCGTCAAAGGGAATGGTGTGTTTGCCGTCCCGCGCCAGGACCACGGTGTTGTCCGCGGTCTGTTCGGCTTCAGGAACGGCTTTTGCACCCTCGGTGCCGCCCGCAGCAGGTGCAGCCTGCTGTTCGCTTGTGGTGCCAGCGTCGACAGCGCCTTTGACATCCGGTGCAGCGGTGGTCGCGGGCTCGCCACCAGGTTCTGGCTTGTCGCCGGTATCGCCCGATTCCGCCAGGGCCAATGCCTGTGCGGCCTGCTCCGGCGTCAGTGCGCCGTCAATGCTGCTGTAGAAACTCTCGTGTGATGTCGTCATGCCTGTCCCGCCACATATCGCCGTGGCCGCAAAGGGCCAGCAATCCGGTGCAGCGCCTGGGCGCCGCGCCATCTGCTCTTGAATCTGCAGCGCTGGTGCGCCGCAGTCATCGCCACAGCGACATGCGCCACGGCTTGAAAGCAGTGTCAAAAAGACGGGTACGAAAGACCAACCCTAGACGGGGCGGGAATGACAAAGCCGCCCGAAGGCGGCATGAGAATGGCGGCAGGGCGTTACGCGCCGGCGGGCAAGTTGTCGGCATCGGAGGGCGTCTCGATGCCCTGCATGCCGCGCGACGGTTCCTGCGGGATGGGCGGGAATGTGGGACTGGTGTTCTCGTGCACCTGGCCGATGTCGCCAGCTGCGCCCGGGCCACCCGACTGCGGCGCTGGGCCGCCGGCCGCCGCACTAGGCACCGGGAAGTCGGGATCGTCGCCACCAGGACTGGGCTTTCGATAGCCTGCGCCCTGCATGATGACATCGGCAATGGGCGCGATGGCCGGGTTCGTGGCGACCTGGGCCCCGCCCTGCATCGCCGAGAAGGCGGCCTGCACGCCCACCTGGACGGCATCGGCCATCACCTTCTTGATCTGGGCATCGGTCAGGCGTTCCTTCATCTCCAGCTCGCGCGCCTTGAGATCATGCCCAGCCTTGACCAGCGCAGCCTGCACTTCCTGCTGAATGCGCTGCTCAACCTGCTCGGGAGATTCCTGAGCGGCAGCAGCCTTCAGCGCATCCACCAGCTGCCGCTTGAACGGCACATCCATCAAACTGGCCATCATCGGCATGGTGACGGCCTGGAACTGGGGCGGCATGGACTTGACCACCTCGCTCATGGTGCTCAGCTGCTGCGCCCGGAATGTGCTGCTGCTGGGCACGTCCTCCAGACCCACCAGCAGGCGCGTGCGCTGGAGGTCGTTGGACAGATAGGGGATGCCCGTTGCCGGATCTTCTTCGGGCTTGTTGATGGTCACCGCCCGATCGGCAGTGATGGCGTCGCCCTCAATGATGATGGTCTGCTCATCCTGGCCCAGGTCCTGAACGATCATGCTCATCAGCAGCTCGCCCACCATCGTGCGGCTGGTCTTGAAGTTGCCGATCATGTACGCCAGCGACTGGTTGGCCTGCTCCACCTGGGTCTGCTCCTGGACCCCACTCGTGGCCGTGCCGCGCCGCCCGGAGAAAGCACCAGCTGCAGCGGGGTTCACCCGCTCGATCGCGCGCCGGGCGTTCTCCAACTGTTCTAACTGCTGTGTCGTGGCCTGAAAGTCCCGCTCGACCTTGAACCGCGCGCCGTTCTGCTGCATGTGCGCGGCGTTCAGCACGATGTCGGCATCCGGGCGGCCAATGGTGCGCCGGAACTGGTCATCAGTCATGTCTACTGCGCCCTTGGTGCGCTCGGTCCGGAACGCACCCATGCCCCAGCGAAGCCGCGAGTTCCCGTTGTTCAACGTGTCCTGCATGTCCAGCAGGTTGCGGATGTAGCCATAGGGCACGTTGGTGCTGTCTTCCCTGAATCCCCAGAAAGGCACGTATGGGAAGTGGCGGTGGGCATAGGGCGTGGGCCCGTCGAACAGGACGTGCGGACCCAGCCAGTAGCTGCGGCGGATTTTGGCCACTGTGGCGCGCATGGACTTCGCGGCCTTGTTGACCATGGCATAGACATGGGCCGGGTTGTTCTCGTCGTACTCGACCACACGCCCGTCCGGGCTCTTGAGCACCACAACGTCAGACCAGCGGCGATACCAAAGCTCGGTCAGACAAACCTCTTTGCTGATGGGGTTGTGCCAACGGTCCTCCATGGTGGTCCATTCACGCGCCACGTCCCAAGCCCGCGACAGGCCGGTGCTCGCGCCCGCGTCCATGGTGTCGTAGCCGTTCCACCAGTTGACGCCCGCGCGCCCGAACTGGCGCACCAGCTCCTTGTGCTCCGGGAAGACGCGCGCTATGCGTGACGGATGCATCCAGCGCTGGCGCCGCAGCCAACGCGCATCGCTGAGGTCGGGCTTGATGGAAGACCAGTCCCAATGGATCTCATTGCGGTGAATGGCCAGGCACTGGTATGGATAGCCAAAGGGATCATCGGATCGGCTGACCTCGGCCCACCCGATGCCCACGCCGATCTGCGGATAGAAGGCGTCGCTGCAAGCATCGTCCGCCTTGGCATTGCGCTCGGCCTCGTTCAGCTTGAAGTTGATCGCGTCCGCGACGTCCTGGCCTCCAGGCTGGCCATTCGGGGTCACGCGCCAGTCCGTGCGCGTAGATTTCTCGTAGCCCCGGATGCCTTCCAGGCTGCCCGCTATCAGGTTCTCGCGTACGACTGGGATGCCCTGGGACTTCATGTGCCGGATCAGCTCTGTCTCCAGCTGGTTGCCGTCGGCATAGTCCATCTCACGGTCGGCTGTGCGGCGCCAGGCCCTGGGCTGGGCATCGATCTCTTCGTGAATGGATCGGTACTCGGCCAGGGTGAGGGGCACATCGCCGTCGGGCGTGTCCACGGGGTCAATTTCTGCGTAGTTCTGGGCGGTGCTCATGGTGTCGTCCTCAGTAATAGACCGGGGCTGGCGCCTCTTGGTATTCGCCGATGGCGGCATTCGTCATCAGGTCCACTGCCTGACCGATGTAGCGGAACATGTCAGCGCCGTGGCTGAACTCGTCATGCATGGGGCCCATGGGCTCGTCCGTCTTCTGGTGAATGTCTCGCCGATACCGCCGCAGGCACTCGATCAGCCGCGCGGTCTTGGTCTCATCGAAGTAGCAGCGGGGGAAGATCATTCGGGCGCCCTTGATGCCCTCTTCCACGTTCATCGCGCTCAGCACCACAACGCTGTGCCTGCCCATGGCCGTAAGCTGCTGCTGGGTGCTCTTGCCCGTCTGAAAGTTCTTGGTGCGGCCGTCATGCGGTAAGAAGTCGGTGCCCCAGCGGAACGGGCGCTTCTCGATCTGGGCCACATACCAATCCAGGGTCCGATGGCTGTCCTCGATGTAGTCGATGACACGCAGGTCCTGCGGCCCGCGCTGCACGAAGCCGATGGTCATGGCGTCATTCCAGCCCAGGTCCCAGATCGTGTGAACGGGCAATGTCGGGTCATACGGCACAGCGCAGATCCGCTTTTGTTCGTACAGGGCCTCGATCTCATGGCGGTAGATGGAACCCGCCGACACCCGGCGCGGCTTCCCTTCCCAGATATGGGGGTAGTCCTCGGGATTCGTGACCTTGTACTTGCGGCGCTCCTGGTCCAGCACAGCCGGAAACCATGGGTTGTCGCGCCAATTGATCTCGCAGACCCAGGTGTCCGGGCTGGGCTTGTCGATGAAACGGACATAGGTCTCGTCCGTGTCCATGTCCGGATTCAGGGTCATCCAGATCTCGGAGCCTTCCTTGCGAATGGTGGGAATCAGCACATCCCAGGACTTCTTGCTCACGCCGTGGGCTTCTTCCACCCACACCAGATCCACGCCCTCAAAGGACTTGATCGAGTCCACGGTGTGGCTCTGCAGGCCGGTGAACAGGAACAGCGATCCGTTGGCGCCGCGAATCTCGGTATCGAGCACTTCGAAGAAGGACTCCAGTCCCATTCGAACAATGGCATCCTTCAACAGGCGGTGCACCGAATCGCGCATCGACTTCTGGACTTCGCGCGCGCACAGCACACGCAAAGGCCTGTCCGCCGCCATGACCAGCAGCACCGAAGCCACAGACCAGGACTTGGCGCCGCCCCGCCCGCCGTGCATCACCTTGTAGCGGCGAGGCAGCCAGATGTCCCGAAGCTTCTCTGGCAACTGCAGGAGCGCATGCGGTGCCTCATTCATCGCCATCCTCCTGGCGCAGCGGCGGCTTCACGAACTCCACAGTGACACGAGGAGGAGCACCATCGCCGCTGGGCCCTTGGCCAGGCCCCGTCTTGGGATCCATGCCGAAGGCCTGCCGCTCCATATCCACCAGGATGCGCAGGGACTCGGCCAAGGTCTTCATGGACTTGCCCCGCTCAGGCAGGCTGATGACCTTCATGTATAGGTCATTGAGCTTGTCCTGGCCGTTGTCATCGGGCTCGCGCATCAGCTCGCCCAGTTCCTCGAGCAGTGCAACGTTCTCGGCGCCGACCATCCGCTCCAGTTCATCCATCAGGGAGTTGGTGACCCGCCGTGCCCGATGAATGTCGCGGCGATGCGCCAGGCGGATGTCGGCGACGGCCTTGGCATTGGCATCAATGACGGCACGTTCGCGGAGCTTGGTATCCATGGATACCTGGCTGGATACCGCCTCTCTGGATACCAGGGCATCGGCCTTTGCCTGGATCTTCACGCCCAGGTCGCGCTCCCAACCATCCCGCTTGGCACGCTTGTTGATGGCACCATGAGTGATGCCGTTCTCGTCGGCGATCTGGCGGAGGGTCTTGATGCCGGCCCGGTAGTCCAGCTCTATGCGCTCCCAGTCGGCGGGGACGCTGGCCGCCGTGCGGCTGGCAGGCAAAGCTGCGCCTGCAGCCGAGTTGGCGGCTGCAGGCTTCTTTGGAACAGGTTTCTTTTGAGGCTCGGACTTGCCGGCAGGACGTTGGGCCATAGCACGTAGTGTCGCGACGGAACCCATGTATCCAAAACTCTGGCAGGAGAGCGTACCAAATTTTTAAGGCGAGTCCATTCGGCTTTAGCCCCACAAGTCGTTCACATTGCCAATCACACATAGCCATTGCACGTTGTTACACTACTCTCTAATCGATAAGGAGAGACCATGACTCGCAAGCATTTTGAAATAGTTACAGATGTCCCGATTGTAGATGTCCTGCTTGACACAAGAAACCCAAGAATCCGAGATGGTAGTGACCAAGCTGATTGCATTTCTCGAATTCTTCGAAAGGAGGATCAGCTAATCACTTTAATGAAGGACATCGCGGAAAATGGTCTAACAACAATGCCTATTTTGGCTAAACCGTATGGAGACAAATGGGTAGTTGTTGACGGAAATAGAAGAATAACCGCATTAAAACTCTTAAATGATGCAGAGCTGTGTCCTTTAGAAAATTTAAAGCATCAAATCAAAAACATAGCCAGCACCCATACCGATAACATATTTAACAAAGTTGACTTACTCACATCCAGCAATGATGAAGTAATAGCAAAAGAGATATTATCAAGGCACTCTGGCGCGCAAGGAGGAGCCGGGCAGTTAAATTGGAACGCTTATATGCGGACTGTGTTCCAAATAAATAACAACCATCCAATTGACTATAAGCGACCGGGCCAATATGCACTGTGGGCAGAAAAAAATGGAATATCGGTAGACGACGATTTCCCAATAACTTCTCTACAGAGATTCTTCACCTCCGAGAATCTGGAAAAACTGGGCTTCTCAATTGTGGATGACGAATTGAATCCCATACTTCCATTGCATATTGTCAAGAGAATGGCTCAAATTGTACTGTCAGATTTTGGTAGCACGATAAATGTCGACGACGTTAGAACGGGAAGTAAGGCAAATGAATACATACAAACCGTTAGATCTAGAGTGGGACTTGTAGAAACAGAACCAGCCAAAAAAGACCCCACCGAAGCTGACTCATCATCCGGCAATGGAAGCAACGACTTCAGCCGAAATAATTCCTCAGGCAAGTCGGATGAAAACCCAGATGTGACAGAGCCTACCGAACCGCCAAAAGACGACATTTCCGGCGATGGTGAGGAAACTCCGGCCAAACGTGTAAACACGCCCGCAACACCAAGCTGGGACAGGAAAAAAGTGTTTGGAAAGAAGGCTCCGGGCATAGGAATTCCCGGAAGTGAAGCAAAGGCAACAAATATATTAAGCGAGCTTCGCAAGATAGATGTCAAAGAATCCCCAATTGCAGCATGCATGTTGATGCGCGGCCTAATTGAGCTAAGTGACAAGTACTATCGCGAAAAAAACAAACTTGAAGATCTCAGTAAGCTCGGAAAGAATATTGTGAGAAGCGCAACCCACATGCGAGATAGTCAACAGCTAACGAAATCAGAATTCGACAGCGTCAAAAGATTTGCAGACCCTAACACACAAGACGATCTTCTGCATGTAGAGACACTGCAAAAAATCATGCATCGCGAGACGCATCACCCCAATTTTCAAATAGTGAATTCCTTTTGGGACAACATTTCCCCTTTCGTTAAGGCTTGTTGGCAAAGCTGATTTCTTCTCGTCAACGCTGGGTCAAAAGGCAATTCAATATTCTTGTAAAACAAGATTTCGGATGCTTTTGGCCTAGCCGTGTGCGTTGAATAATGTAAAGAAAAATTCACCGATTCTATTTCTCTATAAAGCGCGCGAATCTCAGCACAATCATCGTAAGTAACGAGCAATGGATATTCTGCTTTAACAACGCAAGCCGCAATTTCCGAATGATCCTCCGGTTTATAGTGATTTCTATAAAGGAGACTCCCTTTAACGTAGTACGGCGGATCTAGATAGACAAGACATTTTTTCCCTATTTCCGGAACAACGTTTTGCAGTATTTCCAAAGCGTCACTACCATAGACAGTAATATGCTTTGACATTTCTCCAATTTTCTCTACTCTAGCGCCAAGATCTCCAACGTTATATCGCGCGTCAAGTCTCCACGTTCCAGCTTGAGCCTTCCCCCCGATAACTCCTGCAGACAATATTCCTGATCGATTTGTCCTATTAAGGAAAAATGTTGCAAAAGCCACTTCAACCAGATCAAATGCGCCGGGAGATTCTATAATCTTCTTCTGCTGATACCAGGTATCCATATTTATAGGCGTCGTTTTTATCTTCTTTACTAATTCTTTATTATTTTTTGTCGCAGCCTTCCAGAACGAAAAGACGATTGGATCGGCATCATTAATTACGATGTCATTAACATAACCTCTCATTAAAAGAAACAGCGCTGCTCCGGCACCTCCGGCATACGGCTCGACGTATGTTCCTCCGGAAATCCTATTGTGGCGCATCACTTGCGAAAGCCACGGTCCTAAACGGCCTTTACCTCCTGGATATCTCAAAGGCGTCACAAAGGATCCGTTTGGCGCCACTTTTTGCTTTTTTGGGGGTACTTCGGGCATGGTCAGTCTTTGATGCAATTAGTTGATTGTCGTTGTTTTCGTCCGACTTTCAATGCTACTTTATCCTTAGTCTTCAAGACCTAGAGGTTGTTGGAGGTGATGGGAGCGCGTGCTTGCACGCAAGCCCTTAAGTTCGCGTTCCAGCACTCGTCGGCGAGCCACTTCTTCTAGTAGTTGATCTTGTAGCTCAGAAACCCGCGCCAGTGCCGTGTGCTCTAGCGCAACACCTGCCAAACCTTGGCCGAGCCGTGCTGCTTCAGGGCGAACGAGGTGCAGTACATGCTCACCGATTTCCACCAGGGTCCGGCCATCGTTGAGGTGCACGATGACCACATCCCGCGCCGGCCCGTGCTGGTGCACTGGGCGATAGCACTGCTTCACCGCCGCAATCATCCCCTCTCCGCGCAGCACCTTGATGCGGTCGTCCACTGTGGTGAGGTTCAGGCCCGTCATCTTGTGGATGCGGTCGCGCGTGGGCTCCTCGCCTGCTTCGTGTAACTGGCGGATCGCCTCATAGACCTGCGTCAGCGTGGGCACGGCCTCGACCGCGCCAGTGTCCGGATTGCCGCCGGCTGTCTTGTGGATATGGATGGTGCTGGTGGTGGCTTGGTTCATGCGGATTCACTCCAGAGGGGTAGGCGTTGTGGCCATTGGCCGGATTCCAGGATGGTGTGGCGGGTGATGCGGCCCCACTCGATGCCGTAGTCCCGGTGGGCTTCGCGGCCGCCGTCAACAAGGCGGTATTGGTCGTATGCGACGTGGCAACCCTCGATGTCGGGGCGCGTGCAGCAAAGCGGGAAGCCTGTGCGGTCGTCCGTCTTGAGCGCGAAGCCTTTGCCCAGGTTCAGATGGGCGTGCTGGCTGTAGTCGCAGATGCCGCACCAGATGCAAGGCAGCGCGGCGACGGCGCGGCGGTAGGCTTCGCATTCGAGGATCTCGGCCTTGGGCACGACCAAGCCCGTGCTGGCCCCGCCCATCACAACGATGCTGGTGCACGCCATGCCGGCAGTGGCGCGGGCGCTGTCCATGGCGCGGGCAGCACGCTGCGCCAGGCGCTCCTCTCGGTCTTGCGCTGGTGCGACGGCGGGCCGGCGGCCGAAGCCGCGGCTGGGCCAGGTGCTCCGGTTCTGGATCATCGGATGTCGCCCTCCACATCCACCTGCACCAGAAAGCCGTGGTCGCCCATCACGCACACACGCGTGGGGCCGTACTGCTCCAGGCGGCAGCAGCGGTTTTCCGACCAGACGGAGAAGCGGTAGCGCCCCAGGACATCGGGGCCTTCAATGCGTTCGCGCATTGCGGCGCCACGCCACAGTGGCGGGTGTTGGGGCGCGGCGCGCACCGGGCCGCGCTGGCCACGGCGCGGAAGGTCGGGGCGGAAATCAAGCATGTGCACCGCCCTCCCCTGCGCTGGCATCGGTGTCCTGCACCTCCAGACCCAGCACGCGCGCCACAAAGCTCTCCAACCGGGCGCCGCGCGACTGCTTCCAGCCCGGCAGCCGGTGGACGGCATCGCAGGTGCACAGCTGCGGCAGCGCCAGACGCATGTAGCCAGCCCAGCTGCCGCACGCTGGCGCGGGGTTCTCGGCCGGGTTTTCGACGTGGTGGCCCTGGGCGCGCAGCGCGGCGGCCGCGCGATTGAAGGCCGGATAGTTGAACTCTGGCAGACCTGTCATCGGGCCGGCGATGTAGATGCGCTTCATGGCCGGGCCCTCCGGAAGGACCACGCGATCATTGCGGCGTCACGCTGGTGCTGATTGCTGCGGCCTGCCCAGCCGGTCAGGCGGCTGAATGTGGCGGCATCGATCTTTGCGCCGTGGGCGCCGCCTGCCTTCGCGCTGGGCGCCATGCCGAAGCAGGCAATGCCAAGGCTGGAGCACAAGGTCTCGATCAGCACGCACCATGCGTCGATCTCGCCCACGTTGCGCGCCATCTTGGCCCGCGCCGCGGCGCTGCCCTGGCCGGTCCAGGTCTTCCGGGCCTTGCGGCTGTCCTCGAAGATGACCAGCGTGGGCGCCCTGCCCTGCAGCGTCTGCAGGATCTGCGCTGGCGCAATCTCCTCCAGCGCCTGCAACTGGCCATCCACGATCCAGGCCAAGCCCGTGTGCTTGCCCGGGTCCATGCCCAGCACCGTGACCGGGCCCTGATGGCCAGCCGGCGCCGTCACGCGCGGGGCGGCGGGCGCCAGGCGAGCGCCTGCAGCTGCTGCACCACCTGCTGCTCGATGTCCACGAACAGCCGGGACTCGTCCCGGTCCAGCTCCCTGGCCCTGGCCTTGACGTACTCCCACCACCCGGGTTGCTGGGCCAGCATCACGAGATGCGTCACGGCCTCGAGCGAGGGATTGCTGATTGCTTTGCGGCATGCCGCCTGCCTTCCTTGTGTCATGGATGTTGCTGCGACGAGCTGTCATGCGCGCTTCCTCCCCTGGCCCAGGAGCGAGGTGAACATTCCGGTGTCTTCACGCCAGGTCAGGTGGCGCACGATCTCGCTGATCGTCCCCTTGGACACGCCGAACGCCTTGGCCAGGGCCGGCTGCGTCTCGCCAGCCGCAGCACGCTGGCGAATCGAGCGCACCTTGCACAAGTCCAACTTGGAGGTGGCCTGTTGCGTCCGGGCGATGCGCTGGCGCGTGATCGGCGAGATGCTCTGCCCCACAAGCTTGTCTTCCCGACGCCCCAGCCGCATGTGCGCATAAGCCACGCAGGCCTCGTTGCCGCAGGCGGCCCGCACGGTCTCTTGGTACCCCAGCGGGCCGCGCCTGATCGTCCACACCATCCGGCGCGCAGACATAGGGGCGCCGTCGGTCTCGAACCGCACCATCGGACCGCGCCGTGGATCGATGTATCCGGTCCACGCCATGCAGCCGTCCATCAGCTTGCGGCAGCGGCCCTCGATGATCCGCAGCTTGTCCTCGTCGCTCATCTCCCAGTCAGCCAGCACGTAATGCGGAGTGCGATCCAACTGGGCAATGCGCACCAGGCCATCCGCAAGCAAGGCATCCACGACTGGACGCAGCAGCACGCGGACGCGGTGGGCCCTGGTGCCGGCAATTTCCGAATACCGAACAGGGCCTGCGGCGACGCGTGCCAATACAGTTTCGCGGGTGAAGATCACATCGGTCATGGATGTTCTCCATGCACGTGCTGCGCCACGGCGGCGGCAGTGCGGCGCTTGGCCTGGCCCAGGCGCATCCGGTCTGCACGGGCCTGGACCTGCACGGGCGTGAAGCGCGAGGCCCTGAGCGCAAAGGCTTCGCGCAGAGTGGCCAGCTGGGCCAGCACCTCGCGCTTCGGACCGTTGGGCACCGAGTCCGGAGCCGGCAACGCCAGGGCGGCGCGCGGGGCCGGCAGCTGCAGCTGCTCGCGCAGGTCGTCAGTCAGGCCCTCCAGCCCGCCCGGCAGCCTGCCTGCCGTGATGGCTTCCTGCACGGCGCGCGTGCGGGCTTCGGGGTCGTGGCCCAGGCTGACCTGCACCACAGGACGGCGGCGCAGCGCACGGGCCTCGCCAGTGATCCGGCCATAGGCCTCGATGAAGGCCTGCCGTGCGCCGAACTTGTCGCCGGCATTGAGCAGCGGCGCGGCCACGGCCCATGCCTGGGCGATCTCGTCGGTCCACACCACGGTGGCCTGCTGGTCAGCACTGGTCAGCGCCAGGCCATAGGCTTCGGCGGGCAGCATGCGGCCCATGGCGTGGTCCACGTACTGCAGCACAGTGCCGGTCAGGATCGGGCCCCGATGCTCGGCGCGGATGCGGGCCAGGGCCAGGCGCAGCACAGGCTTGTCGATGTGGGCCAGGTCTTCCGCCAGCAGCAGGAGCGCGGCAGGCCGGACCTGCTGGCCGCTCAGCTCCATCGTGGCGCCCAGCTCCTCCAGCAGCCAGTCGGTGTCCAGGTCGTCACGCATTGCCGCCCTCCCCGTTGCCCCGACCGCCGCGCTGGCGCAGCAGCCGCTTGGCCTCCTCGATGGCGTCGAAGTTGGCGCTGGTCTTGTCGGCCGCCTGCGCTGCAGTGCCGGTCACCGCCTGTCCACGGGCCCACTGAGTGCGGAAGCTCTCGGCCTGGTTCACCAGCACGCCGACGCCGTGGGAGTTCTTCACCACGAATGCCTCGTTCACGCTGGCCACGTACCAAGCCGCCACCAGCGGTGCCTCCTCGAAGCCCAGGCGCTTGACCAGCGTCTTCACGTTGGCGTTCACGACCTGGTTGCGCACCGGCTTGACGCCATACCGCTGCTCGTAGGCCAGGCTGTACGACGCCCAGGTGAGCTTGCAGGCAGCCTGCAGGGCTGTCTCGCCGTCGTCTGGTTGGCCGCCAACCCCATCGCGGCCCGGCGGCGCAGCCGTCGGGGATGGTTCGTTGGCGGTTCCTTTACGGTTCCTATTACGGTTCAATGATGATTTGGGTGCGCCATCTGCACCCCTGGGGTGCGCCATTTGCGGGGGTTGAGGTGCGCCATCTGCACCCCCTGGTGCGCCATCTGCGGGGGGTGGTGCGCCGTCTGCACCCGGTGCGCCATTTGCGGGGGGTGCGCCGTCTGCACCCGGTGCGCCATTTGCGGGGGGTGCGCCATTTGCACCCGGTGCGGCATCTGCACCCGTGCCACGCTTGCGCTTCGCAGGCGCTGCAGCCGGGTTGAAGTTGGCCGGCGTGATGGTGTAGCTGGTGCTCGAGTTGATGCGGTATTCCCGGAACACCACGCCCACGGTCTGCAGCCATGCGATGGCATCCTGCACCGCACGTTCAGACAGGCAGGTGCGCTTCGCAATCGTTGCAACGCCAGGCCAGCACACACCGTCATCGTTGGCCTGGTCAGCCAGGGAAATCAGCACCGCCTTCTGCGCGGGGGACATTGCCAGCGGCCAGCAGGCCGCCATGATCATCGTGCTCATTGCTGCGCACCCTCCTGCGCCAGGCGGGCCTGGTGCTGGCCCCACAGGCCGGCAATCCACGTCCCCCCCTTACTGGTGAACTTGGCCTGGGTGAAAGCGTGGTCGCTGTGCTGGGCATGGCCCGCCTTCACCACGAAGCGGCCTGCATCCATGTGGTGGGCCATCGGAGTCAGCCGGCCGCCCAGGTGATACATCACCTTGTTGTCCAGCAGGAAGGCGCGGAAGCGCTCCTCGTTCGCGCGCAGTAGCTTGCAGACCTGGCGGAAGCCCATGGCCCCGGTCTCGGCAGATGCGAAGCGGTCCACGAACTCGACCTTGGGTGCGGCCAGTGCCAGCGCGGCCTGCTGCTGCTCGATCTGCTCGGCTTGTTCAGCGGCCAGGCGCAGGGCCTGGGACATGGTGCGCGGCACAGCAGGAGCGGCCTGGGCTTCCAGCTCCTGCCAGCGGTCCACCAGGCGCGCGGTGAACTCAGGAGACAGCTGCGCCACCACGACATAGCTGTCGCGTTTGCACAGTTGGTAGACGCTCACGGTTTGGCCGAGGTGGTTCCGAACTTCCTGCAACGCAGGGAGTTGGATCACGCCGCGCGCGCCCAGGCGCTCGATGGAGGTCTTCACGTTGTCGTGGCGGGACTCCACCAGCGCGGCGATTTCTTCGCTGCTCATGGTCAGCACGGCGGGGGAAATTGCAGTGATCGCGTTCATCGGGCAGGCCCTCCGAATTCGGGGGCCCCAAAGGGTCCTATGAGCGACTGCAGTCGGCTGGCAGACTGCTCCTCATGCATCAACTTCTCAGCCACCATCTGCCGATAGCTGCGCTCCCAGGTCATCACATAGATGGCGTCGCGCAGCACTGTGGAGGTGTCCGTGCCCTTCAGCACGCAGTTGCGGCGGAACTGCTCGGCCGTGGATTCGTCCACCTTGGTCTTGAGCTGGATGTCCAGCTTGCCCAAGGGCCCGGCAATGCCACGCGCGAACATCGGCGCGCCAGCGTCTTCGTCCAGTTGGTCCTGGACACGGGCAAGGACGCGCTCGGCCTGCTCGGCGTCGAGGTCAGCCAGGATCACCTGGATCGCCCTGAATGCAGCCGCTTCGGCCCGGCTCAGCTTTTCGTGGGTGTCACGCATGCGGGACTACTCCTTGGGAACAATGAGGGGTGGGGTGTTTGGGGATCAGCGCTGAGGCGCGATGACTTCGCGGTAGAGCCGGCGGGCAGTCATCAACGTGACCTGGACCAGACCGCGCAGATACCTGCGATCAGCCATGGCGTTGGCACCGCAGGTACATGGCGTCTCGGCGCATTCCATGGAGTGGAGAAGCAAGCGGCCCTCGTCCTCTTCGTAAACAAAGGAGAACGGGGCTTCCTTGAGGCTCACTGGCCTTTGCCAAACCACTGCCCTGACGCGGCCAACGCTGTCCACGCGTGTGACGTCGACGACAGTGCCCCGAGAGCACAACATCACGCGGAGTCGGGGGCGCTCATGCATGGCCCTGCTCCTGGGCGGCAGGCTGCGCAAGCTCGGGCAGCGGATCTCGCCCATAGACCTGGTCCAAGGTCACGGACAGGCCGCGCCCGAGCGCGAAATCGATCAGCCTCACGGCAACGTGCACAGGCATGGACTGCAGCCCGGACTCGTAGTTGGCGATGTTTCCTTGGCTGCATTCGATTCCAACGCCAAGCTCTTTTTGGGTCACACCCAGGAGCGACCGTATCGGTTTGAGTGTCTGCATGACATTCATTATCAGCGGCGCTGGTTCACGCGTCAACCAGCGCCGCTGATCACAAATAATCAGTGCGCCTGATACTTAAGACATGAGTAGCAAGAAAGCCATCGTCACGGACGAGCACCGCGAAGAGGCGCGTGCCCTGCGTGAAATCTGGAACAGGGTCAAGCCCAGAAACCAGAAGGAATTCGGCGCGGAGTTTGGGATCGGCGGGCAGACTGCTGTCAGCAACTTCCTGAGCGGTACATCCGCCCTCAGTCTGAAGGCAGCCGCAGGATTTGCCGCTGGTCTAGGCTGTCGCATTGAGGATTTCAGCCCGCGACTGGCAGCCCCTGCGGCACAAATCGCAGAGCTGACCCCGCCGCCGCCACCCTCCAGCGACGAATACACGTCAGTGCGATACGCCAATGTCCGCTTTGCAAACGGCACTGGCAAGGTGGCCTACGTCGCTGCCGACAAACCTGCCCTCGTGTTCCGGACCGATTTTTTGAAGAAGGCTGGCGTCTCTCAGGCAAATGCTGTGGTCGTGGATGCGACAGGCCACAGCAACGAACCAAAAATCCCAGACGGGTCGATCGTCCTGGTAAACCGTGGGGACAAGGAGCGGCTGAACGGTGACTTCTATGCCTTCCGTGCCGACGGTGAGCTGCTCATCAAGCGTCTTCAGGATGTCCCTGGGGCCGGCGTCTTGGCGATAGCCGACAACCCCAGCTTCAAGCCCAAGCAAATCATGTACCGAGAAGGTGATGATTTCGAAGTAATTGGCCGCGCCGTATGGGCAGGAATCATGCTCTGACGCGACTGCAACACATCTTCCCAACGTCAAAAAAGACCCGCCTTGTGCGGGTTTTTTTTACGGCCATTCGCCGATGGCACCAGCGCGCACGAAACAAAAATCAGCGGCGCTGGTTGACAGACAAACCAGCGGCGCTGATAATAAATCTCAGCAACCCAGTCACCGCACATGCGGACCGGCTGGGAAGTTGGGCACCACGGCATCGACCGGCGCGCTCTGGCTCTTGCAGCAAGCACGGCTGGGTAAAGACAGGGCACCGCGGGCATGGCGCGGCGTGAATTCTTAAACCTGCCGGTGCGAAGGCAAGTAGCGCTCTGCCCCTGGATGGGATCAGGCATCGCGAACGAGATATGGCGCCGCATGTATGCCGGACTTGAGCCGGCAGCAGGCGAGCTACCACTGCACTGCGAACCGCCTCCTGGGTCAAGAAAACGGGAGTGAGGCATGAACTGGGATGCCAAGAAAAGAAAAGCCCAGATCAACGCCCTCCCCGAGCGCATCGGGGCGAAACAAAAGCGGCTTCCAGGGAGGCCGTTTTTGTTTCCACCACCACCACAGGAGATCACCGTGACCGTTTCCGCAAACACAGGCCTGCGCCATGCACAGGCCGCCCAATCCGCTCTCGCTACTGCAGGCATGGGAGCGATCTATGAGGGCACCCAGGCAGCCGGCAATGCCGTCAGCCAGGTAGATGCGGCCATCAGCCAAGTAACCGTGAATGTGCGCGACCTGCAGGCAACCATCCAGCGCCTGCGCGCACGACTGGAGCCGGTGCTCATGCCGATTGCGGACATCGGCAATGGAAGCCAGACGAACCCCGTGCCGGCCGCGCCCGCCCCGCTGGTGGGCCACATCGAAGACCTGTCCGAACAGCTGCGCGAGTCCTGCGCGGCCCTGCAGGACCTGGAGCGGCGCCTGGCGCTGTGATGAGGATGCGGGACGAAGACAACACCAAGTTCATCGCCCGGCTGCCGACGTCGATGCACCAGGAACTCAAGAGGCTGGCCAAAGCAGCAGATCGCAGCCTCAACGCCGAGATCGTCCACCGCCTGGCCCAGACCCTGGGCGAGGACTTCGCCGCAGAGCAGCCAGCTGCGCAGCCGGTGCTGGCCGAGATGGCGGGCTACCTGCGAGAGCTGCGCGACATGGCGCGGGCGCAGGCTGAGCAATCCCGACAGTGCGGATTGACAGCCGCAGATTGATGCGCACCCCGGCTTCGCGCCGGGGCCATCAGGAGTGCTGGCTGGTGGGCACGCGCCTTGGAGTGGCCCGCCCCGAAAGTGCGCTGCAGGTCGTATCTGCAGGGGCCAGCCAGCACCCTTGATGGCCAATCGTGACGGGTAGTTGCCCACCCGCAAGCGGTGAGAGTCCGCCAAACCGTTGTAGAGGGAAAGCCGGGGCGAATACGGCGGCCATCTTCATTTCCGACTGCGATACGATGCCCGCCATATCAATCACAACAAGAGAGGGGCATTCAATGCTGAGGTTCATTGTTTACGTGCTGCTGGCGGTGGCGGCCTGGAAAGCGTACACGGCATATCAAGCCAAGACTGGCGGCCTATCGCCCACCCTGCTGCTGACGGAGCCACGGCCTCGCAGCATCGACGTGGGCAGCAGCACATCCAGCACGCCCAAATACACCTGCGACGGGCGCACGCACTGCTCCCAGATGACCTCCTGCGAGGAGGCCAAATTCTTCTTGCGCAACTGCCCCAACACGAAGATGGACGGGGACAACGATGGCATCCCTTGCGAGCGTCAACTCTGCAACTGATGCCAACGATCTTTTACCTCCCGTACATGTTTTCCTGATCATGTCCGGGCCATACTGACTTCAACAGTTTCACGCCGAGCCTGGGTTTCCTCCTCCCTCCCTCTCTAATTCCCAGGCACGCCTTTCAGGCATCGGCACTTTGCACCAAGGCCCGCAGCTTCAACGCTCGCGGGCCTTTTCTTTTGCGGCCCGGGATGCCACCCGCACCGCAAAAACAAAAACCCGCCGAGGCGGGTTCTTGGTTTCAGCAGTTGCCCTTCTTGGCTTGGCCAGGCGGGCAACCGTGAGGATGGCTCTTGTACCCGCCACGGTAGCCATCGTCATACACAGCACAGCCGCCGAGAACAAAGACCGCAACGGCCATGGCGAAAGCGATTTTCATGTGGGAGCCTTTCATAGAGTTGCGGGCAACAGTCTAAGAGCGCCGCTTCTTGGCGCATGTAAACCATTGTTGGCGACTCTGGCCTGGAAGCGCTTGCATCACGCATGCATGTGGCCCCTAACGGGGCCGCCACAGGCACAAGGAAGCGCCGCCCCAACTTCCTCCCGCGTCCCACGCGGACACCTTGTCCAAGAAATTCATACAGGCAGGGCTTGTCGGACCTACATGACCAACCTGTCTTTGCTCGCAAGCAGGGGCCTCACAAGAAGCTGAAATAACGCCTATCCCAATCCCTGCAAAACCTTGCTGATGGAGTTAAGCATGAGTCAAGTTGTACCCAGTGAATCTTTCAATCCAGACCCTGATGCTCGCTACCACAGGAGCCTATTGGATGCTTTTCCGGTAAGGGGCAGCTACCAGCTCATACAGCTGCGAAGCAGGAGATCCCGCAGCCCCTTCCGACGTTTTTCGAAGGCTTTTTCTCGGGCGATTCGCACGCTTTTTCAATGACTTGAGGAGGATTGTGATGCGGCATATTTTCCTAACATTTTTCTGGTCTGTGGTGACCCTCATCTCTCTCTACGTCGCTGTGTTGGCCGGACCAATGTTCCCGGTCACAAGTTGAACCTCGGTTGACTACCGGGCCTATGGCTGACTCATGGTTCTCCTGGAATTCATAGGCACGCCCTGAAAGGGCACCGGACTTTTTCTTCCTCGCGCCTGCACCGTGCGGGCATTGGCAAGCTCTCAGCAACACTGACGGCTTGTGTTTTTGTGGGGTCCGCCTCGTGCGGCATTGGCCCGCCTTGCAGCAATGCAGGGCGGGCTATTTTTTGGGAATTCATCGTGAGATTCAGATTCAACCGCCTGCGCGGCGAACGCGGCCGCGTCGCATATGAGCCGCAGACCTATGCGGACTGGCGCGAAGAAGAGCGCCTCATCGCCGAGCAGGAGGCCCAGCGCCTGCAGCGGCAAGCAGCCACCACCCCGATCCCGCCCTCTGGCGGGATTGCTGTTTCAGGAGAGCCCAAATGCAACGAGTGATCCCATCCGAGCCCTTCAATCCCGATCCCGATGCGCGCTTCCTCCGCGAGGCCTCGCGTCTTGGCCCTGTTTCCGAGCCGGACCCAGCGCCCACGCCCGGCAGTTGGCTGCTGCTGTGCCTTGTCCTGCTGAAGGCCCTGGTACTCAGCGCCTGCGCAGATGCCGGCGCGGCCCAGGAGCCGGTGGACGGCGCAGCGGACGTGCAGCGCGCGCACAGCGCTGCCCAGGCCTGCCCGCCAGGTCATGCAGTCGTGTGGACCGGCCCGCAATCCATGGAATGCCTGCGCGAGCTGCCATGAACAAACTCCTCGGCTTTTTCCTCTGGTCGGCCTTCTCGGCCGCCGGTTTTGCTGCTGCGGTCGCCATCTCCGGAGCACCCCTTTTCTGAACCTGGAGCACCAGCTCATGAGCAAATTCACAGACCCCATCGAAGGCGTGCGCGTCACCCACGAGATCACGTCCAACCACCACGCCCATGCCATGACGCATGTGGCTGAGCCGATCATCGAAATCCTGAGCGCCTATGGCCGGCGCAACGGCAACACGTTTGCCCTGTATGGCGGCCTGTATGCCATGGGCTGCGCCCTGGCCAGCATCGGCGCGAACCTGGAGCCCGGCGTGGATCTGAGTCAGCAGCTCGAACCCATGCTCGCCGGCTACCAGGCAATGCGCGAGTCCCAGGTCAAGGCACAGGCCCACTGATCGCCATGCCGAATCCCGAGAAGCTCAACCTCTCGCAGATCTGTGCGGCCTTCGCGCCCGTGCTCCAGCTCAGCGCCGCAAACCTCGTCGCCCTGGGCGTGCCCTTTGAGAAGGACCGCAACGCAGTGCTGATGAACGCACGCGATCTACCCCGCCTGGCCGATGCCCTGATCGACCAGCTCTATGCCAAGCGCGAGGAATTCCTGGCCGGGCCCACGCCGCGCGCGCCAGCGATCCGTGCGCCCGCAATCCAGCACCTGCCCGCCGACGACACCGAAGGCGGCGCCCTGTAACCCACCGTTTGGAGAACCCCATGTCGCAAACACCGGCAGATCTCTACGCGCAAGAAATGATCATGCGTGCCAAGGCCAAGGCCAAGGCCACCGAGGCCGCCGCGCTGCGCCTCGAAGCAAAGGGCGAGAAACGCGCTGTCGAAGCCTACAACCTGCGCGCACGCGCAAAAGCACTTTCGGCCGAGGCGGCCCAGTTGCGCAACGAGGCCAAGCTCGTTCACAGGGAAGCCGTGAAGGGCATTGGCGTCCAGGCCGAACAGATGGTGAAGTGCATGCCGCCCGAGTTCGGCGGCTGGGGGATTCTCAAAACCCGCGCCTATACCAAGCTGCTGGATCTGCTCGTGTCTCAGGCAAAGCGCGTGCAGCCCAACTTGGCCCTGGCCACCCAGGCCCACACCCTGCTGCTGGGTCATGCGGCCTGGACCGATGCAGAAGCCAACCGCCTGGGCTGCCTGCCCAAGCATCCGAAATCCCTTGCCTGATACATCATGCTCACGAACCTAATCATTTACCGAATTTCCGAATCCTGGGCACCTGACCTCCAGGCTGTCGAGGCCGCCCTGGCAAAGTCACCGTTTGCCGAGTGCGGCGCCACACAGGAGCGTAGCGCCGGCTGGGTGCCGCCGCGCGGCGAGCCCCATGGCCCGCTGGCCGAGTCCGTGGCCAATCAGTGGGTGATGCGCTTCATGACCGAGGCCAAGATGCTGCCGGCCAGCGTG